TTAAGTTTACTCCTTGGAAAGAATGATAATCAAACAAGTAATACCTATACTGGAAAAGCTGGCAACAGCTAAGAAACCATTGTCTGCTGGTTCACCTGAATGTGAATATAATATATCACCTGTGTTGTATGATCTATTTAATAGATGCACAATTCTAGATTTACCCGGCACACACAAAGTTGATATTGAACATGATCTTAGTTATCCTATAGACTCCAAGTGGCATGGTCAATTTGATTTGGTGATTGATCCCGGGACCATAGAACATACAGCTAATCCAACTCAGTGTTTGATTAACTATATGCATCTGGTGTGTGTCAATGGGACACTTCAGATTACAACTACAACTGACAGTAATCAACAGCATGGATACTTCCAGTTTAATCCTCAATGGTTCAGTAACTTTCTGTCTCTTAATGGATTTTCTTTAGAGTTGTATACACATACTCTATCTAGATTTGGTAAGCTGACTCCATTCACTGATGTTGGAATTGTTCCATATACTTTGCATCTTCCTAGACTGGTAACAGTGGTAGCTCAAAAGATATTTGAAACAAAGAAGATTACTTATCCTGTTCAACAGTTCTGGACAGATAAGGGTGAAACAGAAATGAAGCCATACAATCATAATCTAATCAGGGATATATGGTATCTTCTAAGATATTTTGTAACTCATCTACGATAATGGACTGGAATGCACTTTGGTATATCACTAAGTTCTGGCTATTGATTATAGCTTGTTTTGTATTATTAACATTAACATATAAGATATTTATACAATGAACAAATGCACATGTTGTAGTAAGAAATTAACTAAATTCACTGGCTCGTTTAGAAAGGAATTTAGTCACAGAGACAAGAACTGGATTATAGATCTATGTGGTAATTGTGCCCCTGCTGTTTTGAATACAGCATTGGATACAATGGATCATGATAATATGTCTATACTCCTTGCTAAAATAGGAAAGGAAAAAGTATGATAGAACTAGTATTAGCCCTAGCTGTTGGAGTTCCAATGCCGCCTAAAGCATTGGTTGTAACTAATAGCTACAAGCCACAGTCCATAACACTAACATGGGATTCACCATATACAAACTTTGTATTGAATGTTGGCAATGAATCAAGGAAATACTCAGCACATATTCCATTGACAACCAATAGTGTTACAGTAACTAACCTATACAAAACTAATAGCTATTACTTCACAGTCATAGCCAAAGTTGATTCTCAAAAGTCTGACTACTCAAACGAAATCAAGTGGCCAGCTAGCACAACCAACTTCATAGACATAGTGTTGAAGTTGCGGCGCGGCAACAGTCCAACAAATACTGTTGTCTTTACGAACATCAACCTAATGACACTAGTCAATCCTACAGATGATGTATATTATACAGGAGAACTAGAGGCCAATGTCAGACCTAATTGAGATTCCATTTATCATTGGAAGAAGATTCATTCAGTTACATCCTGAATGGATCTTTCTTTATGGCAATGACCTTTACAATAAAGGCTGCCTTGGCCAAGCATGGTTTGCTTTTGGTGAGCCTAATGCATTCCGTGTTCCAACTTGTAGGAAGATATGCAATAATGCATCAGCAAAGTTTTACTTCAATGAACATCTAGATGAATACATTGAAGCTTTAGATAAAGAGTTAGCACTGATACCCAAAGATGGACGACCTATCATACCATTCAGAAAGATGGGTGAAGGTTGTTCTAGATTAAAAGAACTAGGACCTAAATGTTATGAATACCTCCAACGAAAACTCACAGAAATCTGTTACCCAAACTACAAATACAACTACAAATGGAACTCAGATGTCAGTCCTAACGGACCTTGATAAGATGCCATTTGGTAAGTATAAAGGAACTGTTCTTCAAGATGTTCCTGCATCTTATCTTCATTGGGTATGGCACAATACCACAACAGATAATTGTAATGGCAGATTGTATTTATATATCAGACGTTCTCTATCTGCATTAAAAGAAGAAGAACCTGATCTTGTGTGGGATATGTCTCTACACAAGGAGATTAAATAATGCCTAGAAATACCACACTCTACAAGATATCTGGCACCATCACCTTCCGTTTAGCATCAGCTAAGACAATAGACGGAAAGGGTACAAATCTCCAGAACATAGAGAAGAGTATGCGTAAGATCTATATCCCCGATGAGGGAAAGATCTTCTGTCAGGTAGATCAATCTGGTGCCGAAGCATTGATAGTTGCATATCTTTGTAGAGATGGTCAGTTCAGATCTTTATTTTTGAATGGTGTTAAGCCTCACGTGTTTGTAGCACTTCATCTATTTGCTGATAAGTGGCAAGAACATTTAAAATATGATGGTATAGATACCAAGGTAGATATAGATGAACTTTGTAAGACACCAATTCCAGAGTTGAAATTCCATCCTCAGTGGAAGATGGTTGACAAATTAATTAAAAGTTCTGATAACTGGCCAGCATCACAGAGATATTACTATATAGCAAAGCAAGTATGCCACAGTTCTAACTATGGAATCAAGGCTTCCGCGTTTCAACTTAACACATTAGATAAGTCAAAAGGTAAGATTGCCCTAACCAAGAAGCAAGCAGAAACTTATCTATCATTCTACCATGAATTATTCCCTGAACTTAGAGCATGGCACAGAGAAGTAGAGAATCAGTTGTATGCTTGCAGGACACTCTACAATCTACAAGGATTTCCTAGATACTTCTCATGTGTAATAGATGAACGTATGCTCAAAGAAGCGTATGCATTTATACCTCAGTCTACAGTTGGAACTATAACCAACACAGCATATACAAACTTACAAAATTTCATAGAGAAGTCTGGATTGAAGTGGGACTTGCTAGCAAATACACATGATAGTTATCTAGTCCAATGTCCAGTTGGAGAAGAGGGACAGTGTGTATCTATGATGAAGGAATTCATCAATCAGAAGTTAACATCTCCAAGAGGAGAACCTTTTAACATGAAGTCAGAAGCAGCTGTAGGCTTCAACTGGGCACCAGCTAAAGAATCTAATCCTAACGGCCTTAAAGAACTATGACTAATTCAGATAAATGGAAATATATATTAGACGGTTTACCTAGCCCTGATAACTACATAGAGTTTGGTTTTTTATACTTGATTGGTGCAGCACTTCAACGTAGAGTATGGGTTGGCCCAGACCATTCTAGACTCTATCCAAATCCATATACCATCCTAGTAGGAGATCCAGGTGTAGGCAAGGGATTGGTGGTTAAGCAAGTAGCAGAGGTTCTGCGCCATCACAAGTTACCTGACCCTAACGCCGAGAACAACAAGAAAATGATGGAGAAGGCAGTTACAGATGGAGATAAGATTGTAATAGATCAGATGGCTAAGGATGATTACGCTACTGCACATTCACATATAAATGGGAAAGATAGAGCATCATTGCACAATGAGAAACCTTTACTTATTCCTGTTGCTGCGGACGCTACTACATATGAAGCCTTAGTAAGATCTGTTTCTAAAGCTATACGTCGTATTAACTACAAAGAATTTGATCCACAAGCACAGAGGGAGATAATGAAAGTATATACACACTCATCTATCTGTTTCTGTTTGGAAGAAATATCATCCCTATTCCGAAAGAGAACAGAAGATACAGTGCATTTCCTTCTACAAGCATATGACTGTGGAGACTATGAATATGATACAAAAACACAAGGTAAAGACAGAGTTAAACGTTGTTGTGTCTCCTTGTTTGGAGGAACTACACCTGCATTTATGCAAGAAACTTTCGACGATAAACTTCTTACTGAAGGTTTTGCATCAAGAACACTCTTTATATTTGCACCTAGAAACAGAAAGACAGTCATGTTTCCACCAGCACTTAACTCAGAGCAGTTACAATTCAGAAAAGAAATCATAGATCATGTAGAGAAGTTAGCCTACCTTCATGGCCGCGTTCAAATTGAAGAGTCCACTATGAAGTATCTTGAAGAATGGTGGGCAGATCAGGAAAGTTTGAGGACTAACAACAGTCTAAGACTTAATCCATACTATGCACGTAAGAATATCCACGTTCTCAAAATTGCGATGGCGCTTCATTTTGGTTCATCGCTAGAAATGTCTATACCAAAGCAGACATTCATTGATGCAATAGCTGTGCTAGAAGGAGAAGAAAAGAGAATGCATATGGCACTTGGTTTAGACACCAAGAATCCATTGGCTATTCCCTCGCAGAAGATACTTCGTTATTTGCAGGCAGTAGGCAAGAAAACTAGAAAGGAACTTCTAGCTGAATTCTGGTCCTCGCTTGAGAAGGGTGCTGAAGATTTGGATAGTATTCTATCTCATCTAGAAACTCAAAATAAAGTTGGAACTTTTACAGAACCACACCCAGTAACTAAACAAGATATACTGTATTATAAGGCAAGAACATGATAGACTTAAATAGAGCAATCCAAATTAAAGACTCAAAGAGAGGATACCCAGATATCCCAATTCCTTTGACAGAGAATAAAGATGTTCCAATATTTTCTGTTAAAGTATTAGAAGCAGATTTGCATTTACATGCAGAGTGTATGCTTGATCAAAGTTATACACTTTACAGTAAGGGCGATATATGTATAGAAGCAGAAATGATTAAAAGATTAAAAAGAGAAATCTATTGGATTCTATATGGAGAACTTAAGAAGAGATTAAATATTCTTTTTTATGATGCTTTTGCTCAAACCCTGTCTTTTAGACAATATGAACTACTAGAATCAGTAAAGAAAAGACTAGATGAAATCTTTCCTAAGGAACCATGTTAGTCTTAGCTTTATTAACAGCATTCCTCATAACATAATCTTGCAAGCGTTGCATAGCAGCTTCTTTACCCTGAGTCTTTTCTAGATAATTGTAGTATCTATAGAATCCAATTGGATCATTCTGCATATTTGGCATCGTCTGATAGTTGTTCTGTTTCAGCGATGCCAAATTTCTTTTTAACTTGTATGGATCTACTACACCATTAGATTCACGTGCATCTTCAACTGCTTTCTCAAATAGATCAGGCAACATTTCAGCGGCCTTGCTAAGATCAGTTTCCTTCTTGAACTTCTTTTGTCCTAGATTAGCAAACTCATTTGGTCTAGAGCCAAAGTCAGATACAGGTTGTCCAGTCACTTCCTTCCATGCTCTAACATCACGGAACTTCTCCTTCTCCTGAGCATCTTCTCTACCTCCAGTCCAATTCCAAAGATAACGTCCAGTTTGACTAGATTGTGTAGTTAGAACCTTAATAAGATTAGCAGTAGAATCAATAGGATCTTCTCCATCTTGAATAGCCTTAACATAATCTGCTAAGTTATTTGCAATAGTATCCACAGCCATAGTTGCCAGAGGGAAACTCAATGGATTAGAGAATTGATTCAATCTGCCTTGCGATGCATTAACAGCAGTCTTAGCAAAGTCTGACATAATGCCACCCATAGATGCCATTTGGCCTAGACCAACTAACTTAGTTGCTATGTTCTTGACATTAGGTTCAGCTAATGTTTCCTCAACAGTAGGATCCATTCCACGCTTACCTGTCAGCAGTTCATTAATCTTTTCAATGCCAACACCAGTCAGTATAGATCCCAGTGCATACTTTAAGAAGGGCATCCAATTGCCTTTCTTCATTGGGACATATACATCCTTGTAGATAGCATTTGCTTTCTCAATAGAGAATCTACCAAGCGCAGCAAATGGTGCAAGCTCACCTTCAATAGCCCAAGAGGGCAATCCTTCTTCGCCATATGTTCCGCGGATACGATCTGTGAATCTCTTAGCAATACGGGAAACATCATCTGCTGTGGCTTTTCTGGCTAACAGACCTTTAGTTCCACCTTCTACAATGTCAGAGAATTTATCTAGAAACTCTATGGCATCTTTGTTACCAGCCTTAGCTTTAACAATATTATCTTGTGTCAGTAGTTCACCAATAGAGTAATAGAACTGACCTTCAAGTGCATTAGACAAATCTCTTCCTTGATACTTCCTGAGGATAGAAGAGAACTTATCCATTGCATTGATGATCTTGTCAGGATTACCTGCATATGCACCAGCAGCATCGAAGTCAGCAAAGGATGCTTTAATAGCATTTGATTTGAATGCATTATCCCTAGTGAACTTCATGTTGTATATAGCCTTAGCAACCAAAGCAGCTTGGTCTGCTCTAACATATGTAGTTAGGAATGCTGGCATAGTAGCTAAGTTTCTGATGGCAGTTCCAGGCCCCATGACAATGTTAGCTGCAACTCTAGCAGCAGCCATGATCTTGGGATTCCTAGGCGTATCAATACCATACACAGACCTCATTGCTTCCTTAACTGTATCATGAGATCCTACATTCTGTATATCAGGATGTATGTCAGCGGGAACATAATTACCTTCTTGATCTTTTAGATTTAATGCTTTAAGCATTTTGGAATTGCTTTGGATATACTTGAAATATGCCAAATCCTTAGCAGCCCTTCTACCATATCTTTGTGCCGCGGAACCAAAGTTCTTGTCAATTAGCATCCAAGGCAACCCTTTACCTTCAGCTTTACGAAGTGCACCAAATTCAACATCTACTCCACCACGTGAACCTAATGCGGCGCGGTATTCATTTAGTGCTTGTTGTGCTTCTTTGGCAGTATCACCATGCTTAATTCTATGGGCCATATATGCATTATCATATGACTTAGACTTAGCAGATGTTGGATTATTAGACCATTCATATGCTACTTCAGGATCTAGCATATTGAACATGTATCCATTAGGTTTCATTCCTGCTGTTCGTTGTCCAGCTTTAGATGAAACTAACATACCCATAGCAATTTGCATCTTTCTGGGTTCCCTGAGAAGTTTCACAATTCCATCTGCAACTTTCTTTTCTGATGCAGTTAATCTGACAGGAGAAGAACCAGAGTCATCAATATCATACAGATACTTGTAAACTTTCTGAACTTGTTCAGGTTTAATATCTGTAATGATATTCAATAAGCCATTGCCAAATTGACCTGTAAGATAATCGGTTTCACCTGCGAACTTGTGTAGTTCTTGGGTGATCATCTTACCCTCTGGTCCTGGTATTTTGTCTTGAACTTTATCTATACGAGATGCTAGGAATGGTAGGAAGGCTGATTCGGTGGAGTATCTAATATCTGGATTATTAGGATCAAAGGTTCCTTTGTTTCCTATGGCTGATTTGATTTGGGTTGGTTCAAATGCAACAAAAGCTCTGTGTTCTATAATATTGTCTGTTCTTCTTCCTCCTTCATATTCAATTCCATCATAACCAAGATCTTTTAAGATTTTAGTAAAATCTTTTCCGTAAGCATTTTTCAGTCTTATAACATTGATGCTTTTAAAGCTGTATGTTCCATCACCATTAGCATCAAAATTTAATCCCGCTGCATTTCTCTTCTTAGTTATATATGAAATGCCTAAATCCGGATCAGTCATTAAATGTTCATAAGGTTGATTCTGTCCTTCATTAATTTTTTCAACAATAGATTTAACTTGAGTTTCAGTTAATCTATCCATGTTCACAGGATTTTTTAAATTAAGAAATACAGGCATTATATTTTCATCTGTATTATTAAATCCTTTTAAATTTTGATTAGACCTTGCTTTAGCATATTCTCCTGCAATCTCAGGATTAGAAGTAAAATACATTCCTTTGCCAAAGATGCTACTATATTTTACTTTATCTAAATCAAATGCATTAATATCAGAATCAGTCCCATGATATACCACCAAAGGCTTACCCTGTTCATCAACAACCTTAGAATCTCCAAACCATTTCTTAAATTCAGGAGTATCTATCTGAGGATTAATAGAAGCTTCAAACGAATACTTCCCCTCATTAAAATCTTCATCCATAGCCCTCTGTGCACCCTTCATTGCAAACTCTTCTGCCCAATCAGGATTATTAACACCCTTCCTGATATTTGCAAATCCAGTGTTGTCTACTGCTTCTTTGTCTAGCTTGTCGAACTTGCCTTGGTTGTCATCGGGTTCTATGGAACCTTCTTCGGAATACTTTCTTTTTACTATATCAGATAATTTTATCAAATTATTTTCATTGTCTACAAAAGTTCTTGGTCCAGGAGGAGTTTCATCATCCCCAAAAGTTTTATACCAATCTTTTGTATTCATACTGTGTGTAATTACATCTGCCACAGATGATTTACTATAATCTGGATTTTTTATTGTTCCTTCCAGTGATTCTTTTTCTACATAACCTTTATTAAATTTTATAAATACTGGCTCTATTTTATCAATAATAGAACCCATATCAGAGAAAGGAGAATCCTCTCTTATGGGCGTAATATAAGCTGTAATTTTATCAATAGGAGTCATTGGATCATTTAAGTTTCCAAACGAAGCCTCCATTTCTCTATTAGTGATAACCTTACCATTCTTATTTAAAGCAACAAAATAGATTCTATCTAGTATATTCTGCTGCCCTGGAGTTTTAGCTCCTGTTTTTAACCAATTATATACTGCTTCTTGAGTCTCAGGAGTAAAATATTTATTAGCTAATTCTTGTTCATAAGCAAGAACATTCAACAAACTGGTAGCGGCTCTTTCATTCTTACCTTTGATATTATCATAAATATCATTATAAGGTTTTGAATCTTCTAATACCCAAGGATTTAACTGAGGAACTTTCTCAGAAGCTAGATTAGCTATCTTATATTTTTTTCCTTTGTCCTTTCCATAAGGTATAGTATACTCAGAATAACCTCTTGGAGCATACTCTCCGCTTTGTATAGAAGCCTCCTCAGAATAAAGAGGATTCTCAGTTCTAGCCTTAATGCCAAAAGGAAGTCTATTATCTTTGAATTCCTGAGGATACTTATATCTAAGATAATTATACTGTTGTTCAAGAGATCTAGCCCTATCAGCATCCTTAAGTCTATTTGCACCTTCCCTAGTCTGATCAGATACCTGACTATATTCTTCCATCTTCCTTCTAGCTAATGCATTAACATCAGTAGTAGTATCCATCTCTTCCCATTCAGTCTTAGCTCTAGCAGCATTAGCTTGTCGTTCTTCAGGAGTATACTCTACCTTAGGCCCATAGTCTGGGGCAACTGGTTTTTCGGTAGCCGCAGCACTACTGGAAGGTTCGGGCAGTTTGTTGCCAACGGTGGGGCTTTTAACAACAGCAGGTTTGAGGGTCGTGGGCGCCGCTTGCGCGGCGGCGGTGCGTTTGGGTTGGCTAGGCGTCTTCTCAACATTGAGAACCGACTTAAGAGCAGCTTCGATTTTGTCCTGCGGAATATTCTTCAATAGTTCAGCTCTTTCCGCTGCTTTTTTGTCGGCATACTCTTGTTGTTTCTGTGCCTTCTCTAATTCTCTTTGTGTTGGTTGTTCGCTTCTTTGTGGTATAACTTCAGCAGTCTTAGGTGTGACTTGTTGCTGCGGCTCCTCTGGACCTTTGATAACTTGTAAAGGTTCAAGAGGCTTGGAGATAGCTTCTGTTTTAGCTACAGTTTGCTTAGTAGTAGATAGTTCGTTTTCTAGAAGATTAAGAAATCCTTCCCATGCTTTAACATCACCAGTCTTATTCTTTAGATTATCATAGAAGTATCTAGCTATGACAGGAGAACTATTTAGATCATAGTCTTTCATGATCTGACGATAGATCAAATCTCCTTCTACATCATCAGATACTTCATCTCTTAGTTCCTTGACTAAAGTATCTACTTTCTTAAATACTTTGTTGGCATTAGTGTAGTCTACAATAGATGCTCTTTCGGAGAATTTAGGAGTTTCTACTCCTTTCTTAGTTTGATAATCTTCAATAAATTCAGCTAATCCAGGATCTTTTTTAGCAACCTCAGCATTACCTTCTAATGCCCAATCATTTAAAATTCTTTCAGCTTCATCTGGATCAAAATTTCTTTCTATTAATTTTTCTATAATATATTTACGCTTACCAATTGAATATGGAGTTTGAATATCAGTTGAAGCAAGAATCATTTCATCATATTCATTAGGAAATTGTTTTTTAATTTGATTAGCAATTTCCTCATAAGATTGTGGAAGATCCATTGGATCATCAGAGATAAAAGATCTTATCGCTTTTTTAATCCTTGCTTTATCATACTTAGTATTAAGATTTTGAACTTCACCAAAAATGTATTCTATTGTATCCTCAGGATCCAATCTCTTATGGAATTCATTATAATAATGAGCTGCTTCTGCTCCTTCACTAGGAATAGAACTCTCCTGAGATTGTTTAGGAGCAACCTCAGGAGTTAGTTCATTCTTCAACACTTCTTGCTCTTGCAACCTTTCTTCTTGCTTTTGCAACCCATCTTGATCACCACCTTTCGCTGTTGGATAAAAGCCAGTAAAGCCTTCTTTAGCAGGATCATGATACAACTTATATTGCATCATTCTGCGGAAGTCAGCTTCTGTGGCATGTTTTCCAAATCTAGTTTTAGTATATGCACCAAAGTCTTTCTTGAATCTCTGGAAATAGGAATCAGTTTCAACTGCTCTTTCCCATGCTTGCATACCTTGATTGGTGGCAATGTATTCTTCAGGATCAGCTGTCAGTTTAGCTTCTTCTCTCTCAAGTTTCCACTTCTGATACTCAGGAAGAGCTTCTACCAAAGTCTCATACTTTTTGTAAAACTGTGCATCGCGGCCTCGTTTAGAATCTCTTAATGCCTGTGCAAAGAAGTGTGTTGCTTCATGTGGCAATGTTTCTGTTCCTGCCTTACCCAATTTAATAAGTTGATTTTGTAGATCAGCTTCTCCAGCAACTTCATTTCCAGTTTTCTTGTTAGAGAGCGAAGCATCTGCTTGAACTTTATATCCGCGTTTGTATAAGCCAAGGTCATTAAAGAACTTATACCAGAGTAGATTAGGAGACGTAGGCAGTTCAGTATCAGTCTTAATACGATCAATAATAGATTGTTCGTATGCAGTCTTAGGTGTAGTAGATGGTTTCTCTGTCGCCTTCGTTCTGACTTCTTCTCCTCTTTTGAGATATTCAGTGATTCCGTCGATGTATTTAACAATATCATCTGTTTTAGCTTTCCTTCCAATCTTGGGTCTTTCACCCATTAGTTGAGAACCAAATGTTTTCTCATAGGTATCAGCAATACCTTCAAGCTGATCCTTAACTTTAAGAAAATCTGCAACGCCAGTATCAGGAGCTTCCTTAGCTCTCTCTATAAATGTCTTAGTATTTACATCATTAGGATCTAATGCTTCAGGAATACTTTTAGTTAAGGCATTTAATTCCATCTGCTTATTCAATAAAGCCTGATTAGCTTCAGATGTAATGGGTTGAATTCTAGTGGTTACATCCAAGAATTCCCTATTAGGTTCAGATATTTTAGGAGCATCATGAAAACCCATTGCTCTACCCAAAGCCCAAGGTTTATTGAACACTGCACCAATAGCAGCTTCAGTAGCCAGCTCACCAGCAGGTGGCATAGGTTCACCGGAAACCAAAGATTTACCTACCATAATAGCTGGATTTAGTGCAGCACCAATGCCAACATTACCTACATTAGCCAACTCTGTGGCAGTGGGAGCCATGCCAGCTAACATCTTAGTAGCACCTCCAGCCGCCTTAACAAGATTTGATGGACCAGGCATAAATCCACCTAAAGGAAGTGCACTAAGTCTACCTGCAAAAGCTGCGCCGGGATTCTCTGCCATTGACGCTTGGGCATTAGCAAGCCAGTCCTGCGGAATAATAGCTTCATTAACTTTCTCACCAACCATACCACCAAGCAATCCACCACCAAGAGCAGATCCTAGCATAATAGCTCCGCCGGGAATAGTTCCAATTCCAGTTGGCATCAGTGCGGCACCTAAAGCCATACCTCCCGCAGCGCCAGCACCACCTCCTAAAGATGGTAGTGCATTAACACCTAAAGATTTGAAGAAAGTAGATGTTTTGGTATCAGTTGGCTTAGGCTCCATCTGACTATCTAAGGCAGTAGGCTGAGAAGAAGCTTGTGGCAGACCAAAAGTAGGAACTATCTGGCCAGTGTCAGTTACAGTAAACTTATTAGGATCTAGTCCTTCTAGCTCTATAGCTTTTCTACGTTGCTCTGGAGTAAAGTTGTAGTTGGGCATAGATTTACTTTCCACCAAATCCAAGTGCAGACCAAAGAAGAGATAGAGCAGGATTCATTTGTTCTTCTGTTTGAAGATTCTTTGCCCTTGCTGTGTATTCATTGAAGAAATTCAATAAAGCTTTCCTATTCTGTGCAGCAGCAGCTTGAGCAGCAGCTTGTCTAGCAATAGGATCAGCATTCCATCCCGCATTTGTGAATGTATTTGAAGAAGGAACAGGAACACCATTAGTATTTTGTTGTGCAGCAGGAATAGGAGCAGTTTGTTGCTGTGGAATAACAGGCTGCTGCTGACTTCCAAACATAGCACTAGCCAAATATGGATCAAAATTCAATGATGGGCTAGCTGGAGCCATTGGAAACAACGATTGTGTAGGTTGTTCTGGACTAGTCTGACCTAAAACTGCTGCCGCGGATGCTGGATTAATTTGAGTAGGAGTTATGGTTGCTGGATATCTAACCTGTTGTTTTCCACCAAAGTTAGTAATCTTTCCACTCTTGTCATAAGATGGTGGAACAACAGTTTCCATATCAACTGCACCTGTAAGTGTATCACCTTTACTGAAATCTAGATTTGGATCTGTATTAAATACAGTCTCACCATTCTGAAGTCTTACAAGATTATTCAATAATGGCTTCTTCAATTCAGCCATTCTTGCAGCTTTGTATGCAGCATCTATTTCAGGTCCCATCAAAGAAAGATTCTCTAGTTGAGCTTGTCTATTGGATGCATCAACTCTAGATTGATCTGCCTGTGCATATTGACGTTTATTTTTCTTATTGATTAATGCACCAGTTTTACCGATATTCTGAACATCAGACTTGAATGCAGTCTCTTTGTTAGTCAGTCTAGACTTAAGCTTCTCCAATTCTCTTTGCAAACCAGCTAACTCATTACGTCCAGTTGTCACATATGTATTCCTAGTATCTAACTGTGCTAATTCATTAGCTGCTCTCTGATTTTCTAATTCTTTAGCCGATGCAATCCTCTGCTGCTGCATAGCCAACTCTGGCATAATAGCATCATTCAAAGCTTGAGCACGATTCCGCGAAGCAATTCCAAGAAATCCAGATGAGCCTTGGTAAGGGTCCATCTTCCACTTCCTGACAACTTGCCCTGTCTGCGGATCTAGTATATCTTCAAATGCTGGCCCACCTGTAACTTTGTCTTTGCCTGCAATCTTAGCAATAGCAGGGAATATTCCAGATAAATCGTATGGCATATAATTAGCTGATTTTAGTGTTCATCCACTTACGTATAATATTCTTCAGAGTAGGCTTATTAGAAATAAACTTGGCAAAGCGTTCACCATATTTAAGGTATAGATATCTGAACCATGAAGGAGATTCATTTAGCATCCACTCACGGAACAATAGCCAAGATGGATTAAATGGACCATACACCTCTCTAGCTACCCAACATGCAGCAACTCCACCTATCAGTGAACCAAGCATTTGTGATCCCATATTCAAGTTATTCCTAAGCTTATCATCTTCAAATTGATCACGTTGTAGATTTAATCCTCTAAGACCAGCAGTCTGTCTTTGCAAACCTTGTGCCAACTGGGAAGTAAAATCATTAGCTTGTCCAGTATTAACACCACCAAAGTATTGCATACCAGTATTGTTAGTTCCAGATCCTTTTCCTGTAGCAATACCAAAGTTATTTGCACCAGATCTAGACGCAGGAAGAAAGCTGTTAGATGCCATAATTGCACTAGTCAATGCACCTTGATTAGCCAACTTCCTTTGTTGTCCTGCTTGTCCATACTGCATTGCATTTGCAGCTATATTTGTTTGTGATGGCGTATATGCTGTTCCTGCTTGCTGATTCTGTCTGAGTAATTGCTTATCCAATTGATCACGCTCAGTAGCACTAAGAGCACCAGAAGGATCAATGGAAGCCAACAACTGCTGAATAGAATCTGCTGTAGCTCCTCTTGTTGCATAGAATTGTGGATCTAACTGCTGATTTAATAGTTCAGATTCTCTTGCTAGTTGTCCACCTTCACCCCTAAGCAAAGCTAAATCAGCTGATACGTTCTGTCTATTTATGTCCGCGCCAGCTTGGGAAAACAATGGAGCATACTTAAGATACTGTTCAAGTGATAGCTGGTTTAGTGGATCTGATAATTGATTGGCTGTCTGTAGTGTGGCATTATTTACATACTGCGTCATGTATGGTAAATAACCCTGAACAGCTTGCAGATCTTCACCCATCTGCCTAACTTGTCTATTAGGTCCATCTGCCGCAGTTCTATTGAACGTGGCATTGGGAGTATTAGCGTTAAGATATCTTGTATAATCAGTTGGCATAAATATCAAATTTCCTGAATTAATCCACCAGCAATAAGCTCAGTTCTTAGTGTTTTGAAAGCATTATCTAAACCATCAAATTGTGCTTTGAGAGAATTGAATGAAGCTCTTGTGCAAAGCACATATTCAACTCCATCAATCTGAATTACAGCAGGATCATCAGCAACAGGGGGAACAGTGGTATATGTAATTACATCCACCGGAACCAATGTAGCAGTTCCTCCAACCGCATTCCAATAATTAGACCATGCTTGTGCATTGGCAAACCAAATACCAGAATTAGGCAATGGTGGAACTACTATAGAAATATTTAAATCAAGTGCCATAATGTATAGATTGTTTTTGTTTTAGGGAAGCCTGAGATTCATACTCTGTTGACGAAAACATTATTCTCTCAAGTTCAGAGTCATTATCCCATTGAATAATGAAGGATATAATCTTACCTGTAAGAGAATTTTTAAATACAAATCCAGGAGTATCTGCTCTTTGTGTGTTACATGGACCAACAGGAGGAATTACAGGATATGGAACGCCACCCAAATTAGATGGTAAATCATGCTCTACAATTCCAACTGAAGATCTTTGCTCATCTACATATTCAATTACTGTGGCCGTTCCATCAGTATTACCACCAGTAAATAGTGGTTTAAAGAAATCAGTTTTGTGCTCAGTTGTAGTCTTTTCTGGGGTGAAACCCTTAGTTTTAATCTGACATATATACTTCTCTGTGTCAGAAGCAAACATATGAAACAGTTTGCCAGATTCAGTTAAAGCATATAGCCGAATTTCATTATCCAACTGAACTTTAGCAAATTGTTTAACTTGGGAAACCTCAGTAATATCTACAGATACCCACACATTTCTCATTATATCATACACCATTATAGCATATCCCCAAATAGTGCGGACTGAGAACAAAGCATAATCATCATGACGTATGCATTTGGTATTAGACTGAACAACCTCATTGAAGAATGCAGAAATAGGCATACTGAATATGCTATTCTTAGCCTCAGCATTCAATTGTTGTGATGCATTAAACGATACCAAGGATTCTTTATCTACAAAAGTGTAATCGCCTATAATCTCAATGAAAGATTCATCACTAACAATACCATTCGCTATGCGCGCGGATTCTCTGAATAAGGGTTCGCCGAATATGGTTGTGTTATAGTCGCATGTAATGATTCTAGTCTGATACTTGGTAGCATATACAAATGAATCAGGAATATTCAATGGAGATATGCATGTAATATCATCAAAATCAAATGCAAATGATAGAGCTTTAGCTCCACCTTCAGCTTCAGTTAAAGCTTTATTGCCATTAGCATCAACATTGATTACAAAATCAAGAGGTCTACCTGTAACAGATCTGTAAATGGATTTCCTGTCAGGTGCTAGAATAAATAATATGCTATTAAGAAACATCATCTGTGTGCCAATGGGAACATACTCTCTGTCATTATTAGTAGATGATGTATTCTTCCATGCACCATATCTCTTTGTTTCCCGCGCATCAAATGCACCATTCTGATAGAAGATAATCCAAGGTTGATTTACACCATCCTGAACAATCAATCCAGATGGAGTTCCAGCAACCTTAACATTGGCAGATTTGATAATTGGTGCATTAGCATTATTTTGGTCTGTCTTGCGCTGAATGTTTAATGTTGATGCGGGAACTGCTTGAGAGTAGATACGATCAACATTAGGAGACATTACAAAATTGGGTATCTGTATCCACACAGTAGTAGCATATTTCTTATAGTATGCCAATCCATTTATGAATGCAATAAGAACATCACCAATAGCAGTAATACCTTGTTTATCTCCAGCAGGAAGATTGTCTAATTCAACATGTTTCTTTATAGGTTGAACTCTGCCATATCTAGTTCTACCATTAATGAGCCATTCATAGCCATTTGCAGAAATAGATGTAGATGGACTTAGTGTATCTAAGCCTTCTACAAAAGATAATTGTTGGTCAATCATGGAATTTTATCACAAGAAGCAGGATATACAGTGGAAGTGCCAAATAGATCATAGTATTTATTACGACCAAAGTTAATCCTCTTAACTAAATCACCTTCACTAGACCCTTTGATAGACTGTGTAGATACAATAGCATATGCCATCTCATCCTGAGCATCTTTCTTCCTGTTCTCTGTAGGCAAATAGAAATAGTGCATAGCCATATGATACCAAGCATCATCATATTCATCACCAGCATAGAATGAATCTGTATCATTAGCAAATACAAACTTAGGAACTTTGAATAAAACGTCTACAATAGTCTCGCCAGCAGCAGTTTCCTCAGACCAGAACCACTGAGATACATCTACTAACTTATACATTGTCTGTTGGTCTGTGTTATAGAGAACAGCCAATTCAACATCGTTTTCATCTTTGATATAAACATCACATGTCCTAGGATCTAACGATGCAATCTTAAAGATGGTCGGCCCAAATAAATTTGTAGTAACCTGTGGTGCTCCGTTGAGGACGATTGACTCCTCAATTTTAGATGCAGTAGGCGTCTGTCCAGAGATAATTAAGGTAGCGCCCTCTGATACAGTAGATACAATGGTCAATGGTCCAATAGTTTCAATGTCAGTATGAATAGGTGAAAAACCAAGATCACGCCAATTGTCTTTTTTGTAATTGAGTGTAGATGTTACATACCTAGGTCTCATGGCAGTAACATCAAATGGAACATCATATGTAAACGGTCTAATGCCTTTCAATTGACCTACATAAGAAGGAAGAGCTACAACTGCATTTGGAAGGACAACCAATGAACACTCGCGCATGATTGAATTACACTCAAGCATATCGTGTAATCTGTCAGCACTCCTTTGGAGAAGATCTAATAAAGCTTCTCTTTGTGATACATGATTAAATCCTGTATCAGCTGCAACTCTTTTTAAAACATTGATTAGCATAAAATATTAAACAAATCGTTGAGCATAGATACGGAGTTTCCATTTAGTAATATCAATATCACCAGTAACTCCAGTAACAGAACTTGTAGCTCTAATATTACCACCAGTTATATGAGCTTTAACATTGGTTGTGCTAAATGCTAAATTAATCCAAGTCTTAGGTTGAATAGCATCAGTATTTACTACACCTGCATTACCACTAGCAAAATAAGTAATTGGATATTCATCTCCTGCAATATACTCAGCATCATTAGCAATACAAACAAGAGTAGCTTTAAAGACTGTAGGATATCCACCAAGATTATGAGCTATATTGAGTATTTCTGTTCCAAGAATCAGATCAATAAGACCACTATCATACAATTTAAATCTTGCTATAAATGCAGTAAGATTTGTATTTGCCAGCGTGGCTAAATCATATGCATCATCTGCTCTAGTTTGTGCAGCAGTAGCAACTGCAACAGCATTAGCTGCATCTGTCTCAGCAGTTTCAGCTTTTGCTAGTGCATCTGTAGCTAGGTCATAAGCACTGTTTGCACGGGCCTGCGCCGCAGCAACTAAAGCATATAATGCAGTAATATCAGCTTGAACAGCACTTATATCTGTCAGAATTCCAGACAGATCAGCAGCAGTATCTACCCAATTATCAAAAACAGGGTCTGGTGCAATAGAAGGAACCCAAACGTACATCTTAAATGTATCATCAAGGAGTCTCCTGACCCAGATATAACCAGCATATTTAGCATACAATGCAACATCAGGAACATCAGGAACATCACCAACTCCATCTCTAGATGTTACAATTAAACCCTTAGAAGAATTTGCATCAGACGCAGGAATAGCCTCATTAACAAGGTTATTATGATCTGCACCATCCACTAGAGCTTTCCCTGTAAAGTCGGCAGTATTAGATACAACAAAATCTTGAACAATTATAGCCATATTATTATTATATAGTAGCGTCTTTGTAAGCTTGGTTTATCATTCCTTGTTCTTGAACTGTAGCATTAGCAGTAAAAGGACCTTCACCAACAGGATATGTTAATGAAGCTCTATCATATTGTGTAGGCGAAGTTAGCACAACTTCAGTTTGATCACCATTTTCAGGATCTACAAGGATATTAGTTTCTAAAGTTATATCATTTAAAATTCCACCTGAGCCATATCCAATAGGAGCAATACCTTGCCACAATTCAAATACAGCATATCTACCTATTATCTCACCGTTATACAAGGGGAATAAAGTAACAATCAAATTGCCGTTATTATCTTCTTGTCTTGTTCCAAAAAGATGAAATCTATGAACCTCTGTATCTTGCTCTCTCCACTTTACAGTAAGGAAACAAGATTCTAAATACTTACCAACTGTTGGACCATAATTCTCTGCTCTCAATAGGTCTATGTTTGTGAGACGAAAAGCAGTTAAATTCTCAAAATTGAATTGGGCTATAATACTATTATGGGGAAACCCAGGCCATGTAACATCATTGTATGTTGGTATAATTATAGTTTGATGAACTTTAACTATACGTCTAGCAGGAACTATATGGTCATACTTCTCCCTTGTAGTGTCAACATTTTCGTTAAGGGTAGTTTTTCTACCTTTACCTATATTAAGATACTTGACTATCTGGGAGAAGCTGACCATAAAGTGTTGTTTAAGTTTCCCACTCAGGACCTTTAAATCCTGTAGCATCTGGATTACTAGAACGAAGATTGTCTAATCTAGACTGAATCTCTTGCTGTTGTTCAACAGTAATTGTAGGATCTTTTTTGATTTGAGGAATCACTTTCTCAAGAATGAGAAGAGCCAACTGAGCAAATAATACTTTTTCCATAATGTTATTGGCTAACCGAATTTTGATACTGAACCATATACTTCGTAGCTTCAAAAGCTGCGGTCTTGAGAATTAGAAGTGCAGACTGAAGTGCATCTCTAGTTGTAGTGCCTGGTTGCAATCTGTATGCATCTCTTAAAGCAATTGCCGTGCCAAACCATTGTGAAGCATTCTTACGTATATTATCAGCAGCAACTTTGACACCAGGATTAGTGGTCTGCAAGGCTGTTCTATTGGTATATTCCCACAGAACGAACGTATGAACTACATCATAGGATGTGGTAATTGCAACATCAGCATCATATAGAATCTTGTCGCCAGCATACGGTCCAGCTGGATCAAGTGTTCCACATGCTGACAACAGCAATGTGAGTGATAGTAATGCAAGTATGTTTTTCTTCATGGTTGTTGTTTATTCTGCTGCCTTAGCATTTCATTTTGAACTTTAACTAAATTGATTAATTCCTGATTCTGTGCAGAATATGCTTTAAACAAATCAATAACTTCTCTCATATGAGCGGCAGATGATTGCTTCATTTCATAGATCATTTCTTTAAGCTCATCATCTGTTTTAACAAGATTGGAGTATTTAATAGCTCCTTCTGCTGCGTGTGATCTGAACTCCTGTGCTACAGTCATCTGAGATACACCAAAGCCTATAGAAGATCCAAAGGCAGTAAGTAATATTCCAGTTATAATAGATCTAAACATAGTGTTGTCTTCATTCTTCATGCATTATAGGATTCCTTCTCTTCATAGGACAGTTATTAATTACCCCAAACTGACCCAGAACCAACCTTATCAATAGGGATATGGATATCTAGAGAATCTAACCAAACAGGGTTAGCTCCTACACTTCCAGTTCCACCATTGATACGCATAACACGGCCTTTAAATATAACACTGGCCTTACCTGACAAAGAATTATTAGTTACAAATCCAAAGTCTACTACACCATGTTGATTAGCATTAGTAAATGAACACGTATTGGTTGTAGCATAATAATTAGTTAGATATCCCCATACAGAACCATAGTAAAGATTCAACACAAATGTAGCATTTGTTCCTGTTGCAATATTTGTAACCATCAGATGTGCGTGAGGGTTAAAGTAAAGATTAGGATTTGCAGCATTAGTGGTTGCTATTGTATGTGCACCTTGAATAGCAAAATGTCCAATATCTCCTGTGGCTGCACTATCATAATAAAATGCCCAACCATATACATTAGGTGCATAAGGTTCAAATTGTGCAGGAGCTAAAGATGGAGTTCCACCCACAGTAATACCAGAAGAAAGAACATCTATCCATCTCCAAGATGAGAATGCAAAGTTTGTTCCTAAAGCATTTGTTATGGATGTATTGATTAAGTTTGTAATGGTTTGTGCACTAAGCAACTTGTTGGTTGTGATTGCGGCACCACAATTCCATGACAAACTAATGACTAACAAAAGAAATAACTTTTTCATATTTTTGCTCCAGAGTCTCTAGGATCTTTAACACCATTGATATCTATATCTGTTTTAGCTTTGATATAATTTCCAAATGAGCCAGACAAAAATGCACCTAAAGAGGATAATCCAGCACCAATACATCCACCACTTATCATTATCCATTCAATACCAGATGGAGATTGACCTGAGTTAGCCCATTGTCCTAGTGATGCAGAAAGAGATAACAGAGTTGTTGCTCCTACTACACATACACCTTTAGTTGTTATAATTACAGTTTCTAGTTTCATATGTTTATTTACCTCAAAATCACAGTCCCGGCGCGGATGGTTGTGGCGTTGATTGTTTTTGATGATTCAAATTCAAAAGCCCCAACATCCCAAGACGCCCCGCGGCTTACCCCATCCTTGTCCGTTGTGAAAATGGACGCCTGCGATAGCCCCGCCTCCACCGCATCACTAGATTCTGCGATATGAAAATTCCCGCTTGCTGGAGCAAGCAATCCAGCCACATAACTGTCTCCAAACTTGTTCGCGTTGGTCACCGGATCGCCACCGGCATATACCCAGTAGTTCGCCAGCGCATTGCTCACGCTAAGATTATTGAGCAAGGTCACGCCCTTGGACGCATCGCGAATAAAGAATCCCCCACTGTCTATGGTAGACGTTCCCTCAAACGCGAGGTTATTAATGAATACGGCGTTTGTTGTCATGTCTGCGCTGCTTGAGAAATTCACGCCGTTGCGCCAACCCGTGTTGTTGAGGAAGTAAGTATTTTGAGAACCATAGCCCGACAAGAACCCGATACCATTGGAGTAAGCCACGTTGTTATAAATCCAATTCGTGTTCCCTGAGTAAATCCCTATGGCGAGACTGTTGGAGTAAAGCGTGCATCCCTTGATGGTATTCAGGTCAGGGTTGCCATCAAAAAGCTGGATACCCAGATGGAGATTGTTGTTGATCGTGCATCCTGTCACCACGTTTCCCTTGTTCTTGATATAAATGCCGTGATCGTCGCTGCCCGAAAGATGCTGCCATCCGGCATAAGCTATGTGGCAGTTCGCTACAATATTACTGTCTGCGTTGTTGGCGTTCCCTTCCGTAATCAGCACGCCATGACACTCCCAAGTGTGGTGAATGTAGCAGTTGGTGATCATTACATGGTTAGCATTCTCAGTGATCTTCACGCCAGCACCAGTGGTTTGTGAAACCGTCATGTCTACCTCGATACCTGATATGACTATATATTGTCCACTGTTCAAACCAAATCCGAACACGTCGGCTGTGGTCTGAGGTCTGATCACCGGACTCTCGCCAGTGTAGTTAATGATGGTTGTGGGTGCGCTCCACGAACCACCAGACGGTATTCCGTCCAGATTCCAGTCGTTTGTGTAATTTCCTCCCCGAAGGATCAGCGTATCTCCTCCGCTCAACTGCGTAATCCCATAAGTAATCGTCAGGTAAGGAGTCGATTCGCTGCCATCTGCTCCATTACTTCCAGCCGGAGAACAGTACTTAGTTGCCCCGCTCAATAGCGCACAACTGAAAAGTAAGATGCAAAGGATTCTCATGGGTTGCTCCCTATCGCACCGTCCAGCACCAAAATTCTGTCCCAAATTGTGTTGGCTCCGGTTTCGGTAATTCCCTGAAGCCTTACAAGACCAGCATTTGCCACTCCCCCGGTTTTGCTTGTGAAATTATTCCCGCTGGTTGGTCGGGTGCCATCGGTTGAAAAGGCTATCGTGCAAGTGCCGCCTGAAACAAATCTCATCCAAACATGATATTTGGTATCCACTGACATTGCTCCTACCGTGGCTGTGCTGTCACTGCCGTCAGCATATACGCTCACTGTTCCATCAGTTCCAAGTCTGAACAGACACACAGCAGAATCGCCACTGGTGCGCAATGCAGCCATTGTTCCCCTAACATTAGGCAAAACATGAAATTGAAATTGGCAATAAAACTCAACGGTAGATTGATCGGCTATCGTGTAATTGGAAAAATCTCCGCCTGAAGGAACAGCCCTTGATTGGGTGCCCTGTAGTGCGGTGGTGGTGTAATCCCAGTTCACAGTTCCAGAGTCGGTCCAACCAGATGGTGTCCCTGTCCCCTCACAATTTTCCTCCACGAGATAGGTGACAGGAGGACTTGATGCAGTAACAGTCTCAATCGCTCCCACGAAAGCGGGATTCGTAAAATCAAACCCCTGCCCAAAGCAGCAGGCCGCAGTCAGCAAAAGTAAAAAGAGAGTCTTCATTGTGGAGGAAACCGAACCGCAGCAACATTAGTGGAATCTAATCCAGTTGCAATAGCAACAATAACTTTAGTTTTATTTGTTACCCAGATATCCTGTCCTAAACAAAATGAATTAGTTGCAACTTGAACTCCAGACGGAAATGTTACTTTATAAGTTGTAGATGCATGGCTATTAGTTACAACCAAATTTGCATTTTGCCAAACCACTGTATTAATTCCAGAAAATCCAGCTATAGTAATATCAGCAGATAAATTAGTATAAGTAACTTTACCCATTGCAATAACACCTGTATTAACTTCTACTACAGACATTCCATTAACTACATTAGACCCATAAACCTGATTAGTTAATGTTCCAGTTAAAACATAAGTGGCAGAAACTGGAGTTCCATTTGTAAGATCACCATTAGGTCCCCATATAGCAGATGCATTAGTATTACCTGTCTTAACACTAATCCAATTGGTAACATTAAGTGTATCTACATTAAGAACTTCTACTGTATTTGTGGAAAGAAAATCTAGCATATTCATGCCAAGATTTAACCATGTAACACCATAATTAGTGGATGTTCCGTGTGCAATAACAAATTTGTCAGTGCTTAAAAGAACATTAGTTGTTCCATAGTCTGACCATTTAGCTGCACTTGCAGTGGTAATGGTGCTTAAACTGAATAATATAATTATATACTTTTTCATATTCCTTCTTCTATAAATTCATTTCCACCTTCATCAAGCATTTGTGTTCCATCTTCACCAAGCATAACATTATCTACAACAGTCTGCGGCAAACCATATTTTGTAATAAGATAATTATTAATGTTAGTCCTGCCTTCACCACTAACAATAGAATCATAAATAATAATTTCAGCTATCTTGCCGCGAAAAGGTGATGTAAAATCATGATTCGCGCCCACAGAGAAACCTGTTAAACTTCCTTCTTGTGATAGAATATTCTCACTATCTTCTATATTATTAACATAGAAATTTGCTTGAATGCCATTATACTCTAGTGTATAAACATTCCATAATCTATTTGTTGGCATCACAGTAAGCTGTGCAAAATCACCACCTGCAAACATAGCATACTGTGAATCACCAGAAGGATCAATTACAAATGCTTCAAAATCGCCACCAGTATTATTTGTTGTTCCAAAGATATACTCATAAGATCCCCAAGATGAAGCATAAGGAGCAGCTACAATATAGATTGAATTAGTATAGCCTGTATTAAGATTGCTATTAACAAGCCAATTATTTGTAAACACTAAAGCAGGATAACCATTAATAACATTATTCTCTTTAACTGGTGCATCTAAAGATGCATGTTCAACCATATTATATGCATTAGTGGTTATATCTGTCCAAATACTAGATGCATAGTTAGTAGAAATATACCAGGCTTTAGCAGGATGGTTAACTATGTTTGTAGGAGAAAAAGGCTCAGTGCCAGTAGTACGTTTCGCTTTGCCTAGAAATGCTAGGTCATGAAACGTCATTGTATGTTGGGCCAGGAGTGAGGGGGCAACACACAGCATACTGGCACTGATAAATAGATTTACCAAGTATTTATGCATACAGCATTAGTAAAGAGATTACCGTAGCAATTAACTGAAAGAATAGCCATCTGAGCATTAGTTACATAATAAGTTCTCAAGCCATCAGAAGTGCGCCATGAGGTTGGTAAAGTCAAACTGTATACATTTGCTGTTCCATTGGTAATCATCAATACTGCATGTTTAACTTCAGTTGCAACTTTACCAGACACACCTGTAAGAGTTGTATTGGAAGTAATAGGCAATAGTTGATATGACTTGGTTACATCAATATTTAAAGATGCAAGAGCATTAGTAGAGTATACTAATCTAGTTGAATTAACAACATTTGTAGAAACATAATTAGTGTCTGCAAAATAATATCCAACTGAATTAGTTGCAGCAGAAAAATTACCAACCGGATCTTTAAGATATACATGACCACCAGACAAATCAGCAAGATCTGTATAGGCAGCAAAAAGAAGAGTTCCAGAATTTTGTAAATCTTTAATAGAATAAATACCAGAAACACTATCAGATCTCATTCCAATAACACTTCCAACATTCCAGTCAATGGAACTATTAGAACTATTAGTAGAACTAGAAGGCCAAGCTATTGTGTAATTAGTCAAAATAGAAACCCTGCTAAGACCATAACCAAGCATTACAGAACCATCTGTAGTATTAGTTAAATAACTACCAATAGCCATTGCTCTAGTTCCATTTACTTTATTTAAATAACCACCAAGAATAGCAGAATAGGCTCCAGTAGAACTATTAAGATATCCACCAGCAATGGTAGCAGCAATTGAAGATTCACCTATAATATTCCTGTATCCACCACCAATAAAACCATCTCTAGAATCTTCTTGAATTTTATTAACTTCACCACCAGATATAGTAGAATAAGAAGAATCAAGAACTCCAGAATCTTTATTAATACTATTTAATTCACCACCACCAATAGCAGAACCAAGAGCTTCAAGTCCAATATGATTACCAACTCCTCCAGCAATTACAGATTGAGAAGAGAAAATTCTATTTGTATAATAAGCATCAGTTTGAGTTTCGCCACCACCACTAATTACAGAAGCAAAAACAGAAGGTTCAATATAATTAGAAGGAGAACCAAAAGTTATACTAGAACTATTTGCAGCAGATCCAGCTTTAAATCTACCAATAATTCTACCTTCAGTAGAAAGATTAGTTAAATCAACAAAATTAGCATTGGAATAAGAGAGTAAATTAAGAACTGAAGGAAGATCAAAAGTATAAAGATAACCATTAGTTGCAATGGTTATATTAGCAGAACCAGCTTTAGAGAAAGTTACATTTGTTGCCGCCGTATCACCTGTTGCTTCAATAGTATAAAGATTACCATTCGTTACAACATTAATTCCATTACCTGCCACAGGAACTCCACCACCACCTTGTGACGTTACTGCCCAAACACCCGGCACATATCTTGGATTGGGTTGTGCAATAGCACTTGAAAATGCTATTAAGGAAGAAATTAAAACTAGTAGAAATTTTTTCATGAAATATGAAATAGTTTTTGGATTTTTAAGATACAAAAGAGGGAGCACTATAGCAACCCAAAAACTATAGTGCTCCCATTGCGCAGCGACCTATTTATTGACCTGTCGTGTAATTAATCACAATTGCAGCATTAGTTGCAACTGGAGCATGAACAGCAATACCCTTAGAGAACAGAGCATCAGTGTTGTAGACTACATAAGTATTAGCAGCACCAACAACACCAATCATAACTGGTGCACGATTTGTAGCAGCAGCATTGGTAACAGTAGCAGAAGCAATACCGTAGTTAGTCCACCAATTGGTATATCCATAAGCATTAACAAAGTTAGATGCCCAAGATACAGTTGAAGAAGTCCTAGTGATATATGCAGCATTAACTACATTAGTTCCATAGTATGGAGCAGCAGCACTATTCACATCATAGAAATATAATGTAGTAGGACTCGTTGAAGAAACTTCAATGGAATACACAGCTGCCCTATTAGTGGACAACAGATATACACCATTTGACGGAATATTCGTAGCAATAGTATCAGCAATTACAGACAGACAGCTGAGAGCTAGAATAGTTAGAACAATGAATTTTTTCATATTAGTCAATTTCCTTTGGATATTAAATTATTGACCGCGTTTCCGTTTGAAGAGAATAGGAATAATATTCCTCTTCTGCTTACCTCGCATACCATAGGTGACCTGAGAGATAAACTTCAGATATTCACCATAGGAGTTAGGTTCCCAGATAAGATTATTATTCTCATCATAGCAAGGAATAAGAATGTTCTTAGTGATTTCAACTTCACCATTCCAGAACATCTTACCGAAACCTTTAGGCATTCCATTACCAGAGAATGCAGAAGGAGGAGGGCCAACATCAATTACGTCATAACCTTCAGCACCAACAAGGAACGCCCATTCGTAAGGAGAACCATTGTTAGCATCCAGAGAAGTATAAACTGGATTAGGAGTAGACTCACCAGTGTTGTAAGCATTAGGATCAACTTCGCGCACTTCAGGTGCAACGAAAGTTCCATCTGCTTTCATACGCAAAGGCTTATCTTCAATGATAGTGGTGATTCGTCCAAACAATGAACCACGGAAACGATCATTAACAATATCCAGTGCACAGTTCTTATTAGCAAGAAGCCACGGATCAAACGTGAATTGATTGAAAGCTTCAGAAGAACAAACAAGAACATACTTTTCAGCCATTCCTTGATTTTCCTTGGGCAAACCAGCTCCAGAGAAAGCAGGAACACGAAGATCATTCTCAGCTACGGTAAGCAACTTATTGATCTGTTCAAAGCTGAGATAACCTTTAGGACCAATCAATCCTGTCTGCGCCGCCAAGAATGCAGTAGTCTTACCATCAGTTCCGGCGGCATTACCAACACCCATAGGTGCAGCAACCAGAGGATCACCAGCTTTATCTGTTACCCAAATATAAGGTGAATTGTGGAAAATACGGCCACGATAGAAGATATCTTCAAATCGCTCTTCTTTCTCCATGATATCTTTACCACAAGCATCAACATGATCCGTAAGGAAGTCACGGAAAGATGCAACGAAGTTAAGAATAGGAGATTCAAAACGATGACGATATACTTGCTCGTCAACCTTACGCTCCCTAACATCCACAACATCCTTCTTAGGAGCTACAGAGATTTCATTAGGGAATGCAAACTGACGAATGTGAGGGGAGGGTTCCTTGGTAACAGAGCGCATTGTAGCGCCCATATTAGGTTTCCACGGAATAGATCCACAGAAACGTTTCCAAGTAGTCCATATTTTGCGACGATCCACTTGCATCTTAGCCAGATAGAAGTCCAACTTGTTATACAAGTTTTTATCCTGTTCTGTCCAGCTAGAGCAAATAGCAGCATCAGCAGCGGGAATTTGTGCTAGAGGCATATATTTACGTAATCAAAAAGTTAATAATCTGTTTGGAGTCAAATGAAACAGATAGGAAACATTTTGTTCTGGCTCAAGAACTAGTAGAAGCCTGCTAAGATGTAGTTGCCCAAACTACCAGAAGTGGCAAAGATAGTATAGCAAGTTCTGTGCCAAAATAAAGAAAGCTGGATTAGTTAATAACCCAGCTTTCTCAAGGTTGAGAAGATATGTTAGACTACTTTCTTATTTTCTACAAGCCACCTAAGAACTTTAGCTGTGGCTTTAACGTCAGCCAATGCATCATGTGCACCATCCATTGGTTGCTTAAACAAGAATTCATATGCTTCACACAACTTAGGCCATTTATATTTAGCACCAGGAAACTTGGATGGCAGCATGCATATTCCTGTTGTGCATTCCATTGTGCAAATATGCTTAGGCCAAGGAACAACACTAACACTCTGATGATTGCACCAATTATCTATCTCAACCATTTGTCTATCAAACTTGATGTTATGTGCAACAGTATACTTAACATCTGAGAACATTGAGAAGAATACATCCAATGCTAGCTTAGGATGCAATCCATGACATTGGCACATATCTCTAGATATACCATGAGCTTCTAGTGCACCAGGAGATATCTCTTGCCAGTGAATAGGTTTAATTAGTGTATAGAATGAACCTACTTCATTAAACTGTTCGTCTAACTTTAGACATGCAAGTTGAAGTATATGTGCTTGCTTAGGATGATCTGGTGGAATATCCTTTACAGGAAATCCTGTAGTTTCAGTATCAAATATAAGATAGCTCATAGTCCAGCTTTCAAACGCTCAAAAGCATCAATGGTAACTTCAGATTCACCAGATCCAGCGCCAGACATAGTTTCTGCTGAAGTAGGACCAGCTTTAGCTTTATCTTCTTTCTTAGCAACTTCCAAGTTAGGTGAAGATGCAAGTTGCTTAATGATATTGAACTGCTGTTGATTAGTCACTAATGATTTAGCCAACAAGCGTGCAGCTAAAGATTGCCTTATTGCCGCGGGAAACGAATTGACTGTATCTTCTACAGCTTTGGCAAGTTGCTTACCTTCTTCTTTATCGAATAGAGCAAATGCAGTAGACTCAAAATCAGATACCCATTTCTTAGTTCCATTGAACTTCTCTTTGAATGTAGATTGAAACTTAGCTGTCTCAGCCTTAGCATTGATAAGAGCATGTTGAGCATTGTTATAATATAGAAGAATGTCTGCCTCAGCAGCAGAATCAGCAGGACGCTTCTCTATGGCATACTTACCTTCAGGAGTTACAACAATTGCCTCAAACTCAGCAGCACCATCACGAATAGCTTTAAGCTGCTCACGCCAATGATTCACCAGGAAGTTTGCACTATTAACTATGGATTCCTGTTGTGTATACTCTGGATCAAACCTGAAACCTTCAGGATGTTCAAAATAACTATCAGGCAGACGACCTTCTTTGAGTTTAGTTACTTCAGCTTCCTTAGCAGTGATAGCATCTTTAAGTTTCTTGTGCTCAAGATACAAAGGTTTAAGCTTAGAGAATGCCTCATTAGACATTTGCTTAAACAGTGGAGCATCTTCAGGTGCAATATCTGATAGATCACGTGCAGGTGGAATATCTTTCTTAGGCTCTGGTGCAACAGGAACCTTAGTCGGCACTACATTTTCAGAAAGATCTTTTTTGGCAATAAACTCAGAAAAGTCAATTGTTTTATCCTCTGCTGTAGTCTCTTTAACTGGCTCTTGTGGTGCTTCTTTCTTTTCAGCTGGCTCCGCGGCTGGAGTTTCCTGTGGCAAAACATTGTCTATCTTAGTTTCTTCTATAGGTTTATCAAGAGGAATTCCATCTGGAGTTACTTTGGGTTCATTTGGCATATTTGTCTAGGACCTTTCTTAGTTCTGCTGCTCTGTTTAACAATAAAATGATTTGAATGTGGTTGTTGTGTGAATGGTATGTCTGTGCTAGGTCAATAGCTTGATTAACATACTCAACCATCTCTTCTGTCAATGCTCTGTGTGCTTTAACAGTCTCTTGATTGTGTAACCATGTTTGATGAATCTGTGTTAACATCTCAGATTCAGTTGGAGATGGACCTATGTCGCGAGGATCTTCTGATCCTCTTGTTGTTTTAGTGTATGCTGTATGTATACTCATTGTGTGGGTTGTTGTTGTGGCATCATACTCTGTGCTTCCTGAAGCATCTGTTGTAAGTCTGCCTGTTGCTGCGCGGGAAGATTACCCATCATATCAGGATGATCTTGCAATGAACCTTGAAGGACAGTTGATAGTCTACCAATCATAGACTGCATAGCATTCATTTGGTTTTGCTGACCAAGAATCTGTGCATATCTTTCACCTGAGTCAGGGTATTTAAGTTTCACAAGATCTGCTAGAAATTGATCGCGGAGAATAGTCATAGATATAACAGGCCAATCCTGCATCATCATATTGATCTTCTCCTGACGCTGAACTACATCAACATCACCAGCAGCACGAACTTCATATGACTGAGATATAACAGGAATATTATTCTGCCACTCCATAGTTACAGCAGGTTGTCCAGACATAAGATCAATGATAGGTTGACCTGTTATAGGATTGATCTGTGGAATGGGAACTTGGACCATAAGGAACTTGATCTTGTTCTGTAATGCCTGAGATTGAACTATCTTCCAACAGAAGCTATAAACTTCACGAATAAAGGTTGAGAAAAGAGTCAATTGAACACTATTAAGCAAAGTTTGCTGTTGTGTTGCGGCACCAATTTCAGTTGCAGTCTTACGAGAATCTTCACGATTCATAGCTGCAAAGTTAACTTGATTTGTCTCTTGGGAATTTGCTACATCAAAGTATTGAAGTGCATTCAAAATCATTGCATCTGGATATTCAGGTTTCCAGAAGTTAATGGGTTTATTAAGAATACGTCCACCCTTAAGCTTAATGTCTAGTTCTTTCAGGGAAGAACCAGTGCCATCATCAGCACCAGGAGAAGCGTAGAGATTACTAGCACGAGTAATACCATTAACAAATCCTGACAGAACTGCTGTCTGAGCTTCTTGTTTATTTTCATCTAGGAATACTCTGCCCTTGTTATCTACTTCTTTCTGTTTCTCAGTAATGCGATAAGCAAGACGGAAGATAGGATACTCAGTAATATCTGCATCAATCCACATCCCAGATTGACCAGTCATTGGATCAGTCTGTTGTGTGCGAATACCAAGATACAACTTAGAAGGCGCCTTAAGCCAATCATCACAATCATTCTCTGAGAACCATGCAACATAGATTACATCATCTTTCTTGAAGTAAAGTTTATACACAGAGATAGTCTCAGCTTCTTTCTGTGTTTCTTTGACTTTGTCTATTAACTTATTGACTTCCGTTGCGTTAAATCCATAAGCGCCGACCCACTTCTTAAGTTGAAGAATGGTTACATCATACTTACGAATGATCCTAGGTGACTGCTGAAGATTCTTAACAGACCTGGGAAAGAACAATTGATCATGACCTATGTGCTCAATTCCGCAGTTCAAAGGTTTAGTTGGATCATACACTACTTCAACCATATCCCAACCATGAACTTGTGCACCATCTACACACTTAAATAGGGAAATCTCCCATGATGTGTAAGTCATTCCGCGAGTGAATTCTTGCTCTAACAATTGAGTATCTTGATCTGGATTATCAAGAGAACGAAAGATAGCTAAACGTCTAGAGTTCTTTAGGTAATTTACATAGGGAGGCTGTTCGCGTGTGATATTGGTATCAATAACTCTGACAGGAATCAATGTTTCATCTTCATCAAGACGACCTGTTTCCCTAAGAGCTTTAACATCCACATCAACATCACGTATATCACGCCTTCTCTGAGACTCATCTACTTCAGCTTTCCAATCACCTATCAAACGCTTAAGATGTATGGATGCTTCTTGATAATCAAATAGTTTATCTTGAGCTGTTTCAGGAGATGGTTCAGTGATAGGATCTATTAAAGCCATATGTAATTATCTTTCTATTGCTGTCATTAATGAATTGAAAACTCGTTTACCAAATGAAGGACGTTTATCTGCAAATGTTATTTCATCCCATGCTTCTACAAGTTCAGATGGAGTATATCTCTTAGAAGGTAAGCTATCTTCACCTTTATTCTTAACTTTACCTTCAAGGAAATCATCTAGATTAAGACCACAAAATGTAAGTATGAAAGCATCTGCTCTGTCAGGTGAAGATCTGCCACAAGCTTTAGCATCTTTTTTGGATTCAAGATAAATCCTACCACCTAAACCTTGCTGTTTATACTGACGTTCATAAAGCTGTTTAAGTGTATCTTGGGATAGCTTACGAATATCAAACATATTCTCTTCAAGAATACGTTTAACACGATACCAGTTTTCGGCACCTCTATTACCATAGATCTTCTTGCCTATTGCTGCCCATTGATTGAGCATCCTGTTTACATTCCAGCCGCGCCGAACCAGCTTATCAACTACACCATGACCTACACCACCATCGTCTGCGTAGATAAGGTCATCATTAGTTATCTTCTCATCTTTGAGAATCTGATGAAATCTATCTGCTGTTATTTCAGTATCCACTTCACGGAAGAAGTATTCTTTAACAACTCTATTACCCTGGCATATACAAACAACGTTCTCATCTCCACCTGCTGCAATATCTATTCCAACACGTTTCTTAGACCAAGAGGGGTAATCAAAAGAAGGAGGATTATCAATACAATAATTGATAACTTCCATGGGAATAATAGCACAACCACCAATGGAAGTAAACAAAGCAAGATGCTTAGAACGAAATAGAGCGGAGTGTTCCCCAAGATGCAGCTTATCAAACTCAACTTCATCTTTCGATAGATGTGTGCAGTCATATGTTGTAACTCTTACTACATGCTTCCAGGTTTTAAATGCATTATAAAGAAAGCCATAAGGTTCCCCTGCGGACGATACTTCTAACCAATAATTGTATCCTGTGCACCTCATAAGTGCACCATGGATTTCCTCTGAAACTGTCTTGCCCTCATTAACAATAATGCACATCTCAGCCTCAGGATCCATTGGATGGTAACCTTCTGCTCTACCTTTCTCATCCGTAGCAAACATGCGTATCTCAGATCCAGTTAGACGACAGAAGATGTATCTCTGACGAATACGGAATATCTCTTCACCATGAAACTTATTAACACGCTCTGCAAGATCTTTGATATATCCTTCTGTCTGCGCCGTTAACTGTGTGCCTGAGGAAGATGTTATGATAGTTCTAGAACGAACCTTGCAGAGAGCAAAGAAGATGGAGAATGGAGCTATAATGAAGGCATCTTTACCAGATCCATTACAAGTTAACAGACAACACTTATGTGGATGATCTTGCTTTGGATTAGCCTCTACAAGATCTTCATGTATTTTGGTCTGCCACTTGTGGAGTATTACCTTGCCAGAGGAAATTGAATCGTGGTAAAAGGCTAGTAGAACCGCGGCATTAGGAAATCCTAGTGCTTGCCATTGACCTCGGAGAGGAGAATTGTCTAGTTGATCTTGTGCATTATTGAAGGTTTCATTGTCCATGGTAAGTCCTCCTTAGATCAACTAGACAAAAGTTTAGTTTGAGTGTCTACATCAATGATACCCTTAGACTTATTGACTGCATCAATTGCACGCTTCATTTGTTCATTGATAGTTAGAACGTTTATATTAAGTCCAGTCATGGATTTAATTACATCAAGACGACCTTTCTTATCATCTCGTATATACCGAGCTGCACGAAAGCGGATGTTCTCATCTTCAGAATACTGTGCAAGATGAAGTATAACATCCGTCGCCCTTCTAACTTGATCCTCTGTAAAATCAAGTGCATCATCTTTCTTAACATCTTTCCTGAAAGCCGTCGAGAACTGAATAAGAACAGACTTAACCGCAGCAACATCTAGATCTTGATCCTGAGCAATCTCGTCAGGAGTCATTCCTAGATCTTCATATGCTGATATAATTTGCTGGTTGGCTGCAGTCATTGATTGCGAAGTTGTGTAACACTATTAAATGTTGGCTTGTTCATTATGCCAAGTTTAATAATGGTTTATCTTGCCCTGCGGGGCACTCCGCTTCGCGACGGAGGTTATTCACGTCCAGTGTCAGGAGTAAAGTCAGGAACTCCACCATCTTCTCTGCCAATCTGGGATGAATCCATAGATTTAATTTTATCACTTCTAGCAGTACGACCATACCTGGTGGTTTGTCTATTAAGATTAGCAGGCTTTTGTTCATCAATGGAAGTTAGAACATTAGGCTTATTTGCAAATCCTAGTCCTAAACGATCCACAATCTGTTGAACGCCCTCACCCTTTAGGATGTACTGTCTCACTGCATTTTGTTTCTGTAGATAATTCATACTCGACTTTCTTTTTAATGTCTATAAGAAACTCCTGAAACAATTCCTCATTGTTTACAAATATCTTCCTAGGTTTAAGCACAACCTCAGAAGAAGTTAAAAGAGATTCATTAGATGACATATATACATACCAAAGCAAGAATCGTGCCATTATGGGATTCGCAAAGAGAGGGTTATATATTGGTTATATTGTGTGAGAGTGGAATTTTGGATGGGGAATTTTGTGACTATATATGTGTCCAGAAGTCAAACAAATTTCTGGGGGTCATGTCAAGTTTTATCTTGTCATTGCTCTGTCAAGCGATGTTGCTTTACGTCGCACAAGATTGCTTGACTGGCCGGTGTGTCAAGTTTAATCTTGACTTCCGCGCTAAGTCAAGCGACATTGCTTGACTAGGGATACATAAATATCTTGCTTAGGATACTCATGTTAAGCCAAGTCAAGATTAATCTTTACTTACAGCATGATCAAAAAGCTACAGTTTGCATATCGTTGTGGCTTAATGGTTTACGTCGATAAATGGTTATCTTTGTCCATGATGGTCAATTATCGACAGTCAATCAAATACCTAAGTCGTTGGTAATCAAGCACTTAGCTATTGGCATGGTGTGTGCTATACTCCTCTTGCCGGTTGTTAGTCTTCGGGGCTCCTGACCCCACTCAGACCCGGCACTTGTAGGTTGACTGGGAACCTTCACCAGACAATGAGCCCGTGCACTGGACACAAATGCGCAGGAGCACCAGTAAAAGCACAGGACGTGGAGCTTGTTAGCAACGCCAAACCTGTGAAACTCTGGGAAATCAAATGAGGAGTAGCCTAGCTTGTAGGCACATTCGCAACCAAAAGGAAACGAAATATGTCTAATCAAGCAATTGCACCGTCAGCGACTCAATTAACTGTCAGCAATGGCAATCCAGAATGGGACGACAGCATGTTCTATGGCTCAGCCAAACGTGCTGCAGCGCGCACTTCAAAGGGAGTTACTCGCGAACGTCAACTTCTGAACCGCAACAAGCTGGTATCAGCTGTCTGCGCCGATTACCGCTCGCACTTTGCCTCTATGTATGGCAAAACTGACAGACTGCCTTCTGCCGTCTTTGAGCAGATCGAAAAGGCCGTTGACAAGTTCCTGACTGAAAAGTTGGGTGAAGTCAATGTGCTCAACTGCATCTCTTACCGCCGCGCGTTCTACCACAACGCAAAGCAAATGGAGATTACTGAACGCATTACCAACACCGGCGAAAATAAGCTTACCCTTAAAGAGCAGCACTTAGGTGTTACACTCTACATCGGACAAGCTGAACGTCGCCTGAAGGAATTGGAAGCTAAGCCTAATCCTGATTATGAACTGGAAAAGGCAATGAAACAACGCATCATGCAACTTAACCTCACCAAAGATTACATCGAAGGTGAAATGGCCCATCAAGCGAAACAACTGGAAAGCAAGTAATTAACAATTGAATGTGCCTACAATCTAGGTTATTTATCATCACTTAGAAGTGAAACATCTTCTTAGATAAAGTAGCTTCTACCATTAATTGTGATAGCTGGACAGTGGTTGAAATACACCATACAGCGTAGAGATTGTTCTTCTTTTTGTTTTATTACAGGAAGAAACAGCCGAGGATTGAGATGTTGGTAACAGAACAGTCTACGATCTAGCCTAATGCTAACTCCACGCATTAGCAGATGGAAGTCTAGAGCTTTCTCTCTAGGCGTGCATTCATTGCCATCTTACCCCAGCAGCAATAAGTAGACTAGGAGCACTTTGAGAAGAATAGAACTAATGACAGTTCTAACTTGTGTAATCTAGCAACTACGAAACTGTCTTGCCAGTCCTTCATAACCAAGATTGCTATTATTGAATAATGCCATTGTTCACATACCCAACAACGAAAGGTTGGATATAGCTACGAAGGGCCGCCTCTGCATTTTAAAGGCAAATATCTACACATTGAGTGTCACAGTGTGTAGCAGTGGGCTTTTAAACGCTTCTTAACAGACAAAAATATAACACTTAACGTTCTTAGGTATAACTTATACTTCGCAAAGCGTGTTTTAAGCGTCCTTTTATCACATTAAGTTTGACATGTTATACCTAAAATATACCTAAGCAGCTAGAATGTCAAGATTGGAGAATGTTTGACGCAATAAGGACCTTTTGAGGCTCTGTGGGGTTCCTAATGTGTCAAGTATAAGTAGGTATAACGCTCGTTATATATATAACTCAGATATAATTTTTTCGATTATATAAAAGTTATATATATAAGTATAATATATATATAATATATTATTATTATTTATATTTTATAAATTTGATATAACTAGTGTTATACTTTTTTCCACTAAACACTATACTAACTTTCACTAATCATCATCGTTCTCTTCAGGTGTTCCATTGTGGAACATTTGAATAGAACTATTATGAAACTCAAATACTTTGTTCTTATAACTCCTGCAATAACTCCCAGCAACCCAGATTACACTTATTGGATTATGACCATATATCATAAATCTGGTAAGTGGTTTTCTTCTTCGTGTCATAACACATATGAAGATGCAAAGATTGCTCGGCGAAGACTTATTTCGTATTGGCTTAGAAATAAACTTAACATCAAGACATATACATTACGATGAAAACACCACACTTAATTGGTTTTAGTTTGTCATTCTGTATTCAACAAATCATTGAAGGCAAAGTTAAGCTTGAAGATGTGTTGTATATCCAAACTGGATGTGCACCTAAAAATCAAGATGATATCAATGATATCCTTGATAACTACTCCAAATCTTATTGGAGACATAATCCAACATTAGCATGTGATATCTTTTGGGCGATGTATCATGCACACCAGATTGGATTTTGTGCTAATACATTTGATATACCTAAATCTTCGTGCAATATTGCATGGGGATATTGGCTTTCTACTAACAATGCAATAACTCTTTCTGAACAACATTTATGATCTCTTTAACCACAATATCAGATGGCTCGATTCTTGCTACGTTTCATGAATGGGCTGAGTTTGTTTTGTTCACTATACACTGTCCTATTAGACAATGGTGTGTGGTGGAATATTCAGCGTCATTTATAACCATTGAAATTATATTTTAATCTTCCTCCGAGCGACATAGGTCCATACTTCATATGAACACAATACAACCAGATATTGAATATACAGCTTTAGTCAGAGTTCATTCTTTATTTGCACTAACACCTAAAGGTTTAGATTTCATTCAGCATCTAGAAGCTGAATACCGAGGTGAACTTTATAAGAGTGAACTAATTTATGAAGCTGAGAAGTCAAATATCATTTTAGTTGAAAAGCAAAATACTCCATTATGAAACACTACAAATCACCCAAGGTAACAAAATCCAATCTTCCATCCATGATTAAATGGTTAGGTGCTAAGAATGTTAAAGACATTATTAGTGCAACACTCAAACAGCGTGCTAGAGGATGGGAAGATCCTAAGATTACACGTTTGGAATATATCAAATCTTTGCGTATCAAATTGATCAAAGCCAAGATTGCATTTCTTACAGAAGAATTTGCTAATCTTAATTATGAAGATGCTGATATGAGCATTAAAGTTAAGGTCATAACATCTGAAATCAAGAAATTGCAGAAACAGATAACACGAAGTGCCAGACTTTAGCAAGACAGTTAACCACAACAAACATATGAAACACTACAAAATAGAAAATAGATACATACCCAATAGTTCAGAACCTACACAATGTATTGTATCTGGACCTTGGTGTGCACCATTTATAACCACTGAAGTTGCAATGGAAGCAATTGAATATTGCAAGAATGATGACTCATTCTTTATGTCATTAGGCAGATATACACACTCATATGCAAGGAAACAACCATGTCAACACACTACTACATAGAATGTGTGTTCCAGCCCAACAATGGAACACAAACTATTGGCTGCGGAGCTTTAACAAAGATATCGCGGAACCTAATGCACGTTGGACTTAAGGAATATCTCAAACATGAGAAGTGTGTGTCTTTAAGATCTACTGTATTTGTTAGATCTTGCTTCATAGATATAACTCTCAGAACAACAAAGATAAGGAAAGTATACAACAAATAACCTCGCCACGTAGTGGCGGCCTGTAACTTCACATGAAAAAATTATACAGATTCATAGTATGGCCCTTTTATTGGATAAGAACCTTGTTTTGTAAACATGAACATTGTTCTATCTTTACAACAGAAGATGATGAATCACCAAGACTTGGTTGTGATAAATGTGGTAAAGATTTAGGCCCTGAGCGATAGCGAATACGCCGTAGGCCAGATAACTCCATATGAAACCATCACTAACACCACAAGAACTTAAAATTTGTGTCATGTTTAATAACATCATACGAAATTTAGATACACTAGATAATCTTTCTATTGATGACAAATTTCTTTTTACAGAAATAACAGAACAGATAGAAAGACTCAATAGAGATCCCTACAACGAATACCCTGATGCTGATGAAATATGAAAAGATACATTGTATTCTCAGGAGACAATTACTATCCAATTGGTGGATGGGAAGATTTCAAAGACAGCTTTAATACTCTAGAAGAAGCAAGAGAATATCAATCTAATATGCCAGATTGGTTTCATATTGTTGATCTACAGACAATGGAAATTGTAGCAAAATATCAAAGACGCTATAATAAGATGGAAGAATATTAATATGACCAAACAATCACAAATTAAGTTAGCCCATTTTTTGTGGCTAATTAAACTCAGGATGTTAGATACCATCAAACAACGCAACATTAAACTATTGCCGCGCAGAAAGATTCCAAAGGTATGAAAATTAAAGGAAAAGTATTAAACTCATTCATATTTGCACTTGATAAAGATGGAGAAACACTTATTGATGCACCAGATATGTGCATTGCAGTAGCACAAAAGTTATTTCCATGGTTAAATAATGGAGATCATATTGTTGCAACAATATCAAGACGCAAACTTAAGAATGCTGTATTTGTGGAACATGTTGATCACAACAAAGTAGTTATCAATGCAAAAACTTATACAATCACGAGTTACACAAAGGCATTTCTTAATAAACACAATCTATCTAAATTCTGGCTTAAGTTAGAGAAAGATAAGCAACCATCTCACCTTTGAGAAGATGTATATAACTAATATATAACACACTTGGCACGCTTCTTGCTATATGCATCTCACCAATTTCTAGTTGTTAGGAATTCCTAACTAGAAAACAAACAAAGTTCAGTTTAGTAAATTAGTGCATTGTTACTGAATTAAACTTAACAACAAAATCCTAATGCACAACAAACCATATGAGTAACCTGAATAAAGTCGCAGTAACCCGTAATGATGTAGCAGTTGAGTTCGTTCCTACTGAAGTTAAGAAGGGTCAAGCTAAGGGAACAGAGTTCTTGGGACCAGCAGACATTACAGAACAAACTTTGCCCCAATGGTTGAAGTGGCTCGGCAATGAAATTGTTTGTGGTGTGTTGAACTCTGTCCTGCGTCAGCGTAGCAAGGGTTGGAGTAATGAAGCTGAAGAGGAATCTGCTACACAGAAAGATGGTGACAAGATTGTAGCTTGTGATTGGCAGAAATACATGGATGTTTTCATCCAGATGGCACAAGACTTCAATCTGCGTGGCGAATCTATTCCTGAGTTGAAGGAACAGATTGCGGAACTCACAGAGAAGTTTGCTTCTCTTAGCTACGAAACTCCTGAAGAGATGTTGCAGGCTAAGCAACTCGCACAGCAGATCAAGGCTCTCCAGATTGCAATTCAATCTAAGCGGCGCAAGACTGCTGAAGAAGCTGTTGCTGCTTAATTTGTCATAGTATTAGGCAGTAGTTAGTGCACAAAGATCCTCTCTGCTAACATATAGTAGAGAGGATCTTTTTTATCCTCACAACATTAACCCAATGTTCTACTATGACAAACCCACAAGATATTCCAACCTTCACTTGTAGTCTTCCCAGATTTCTTAATTACCTCCTAGGTAACACATTCGAGAGATGTGAAATAGAACCTGAAGATGCTATCATCTTACAAGCTAAAGATCCATCAGAACAATTTCTTCATATTGAATTTCCCCCAACAGGTAAACCTGTCTGTTGGAGAATATCTTCTTGGCGTTCTAATAATCTGCGTATTCAACAACTCAAAGCTAAATCTGAAGCTGAACGTATTGAACTATGCAAGATGAAAGAGAATGCTGCACGCATTGCTAAGAAGATGGCGGCGTTTATGAATCTACCTTACGATGTTGTGTATCCTATTGCATACACTAAGATTGCTAAGACTAAGAATGTAACTGCGGCTAAGAATTGGGATGTAAATCTAGACCTCTGAGCGCAGCGAATACTGCGTAGCACTTCACAGCAAGACTTTATGAAAACAACCATAGATTGTAGTGATATTGGATTCGATATAATTGTGTCTAAAGTAGATGAATATCATATTGAATTCCATGTTCATGAAATTTGTAACGGAGAAATAGAAGAAGACATAGCCATTAAAGGTTCAGTTAAATGGGATGGATGTGCTAATTGGTGGTTTCAAGGTCTATCTGATTTAGCATACCACACATGCGGATTAGAAACAATAGATAATCTATCTGAAGTAATGCGGCGCTGCTGGAATTACACTAAAGATAATCTTCAGACTTGGGATTACTGATATGAAACAACCATTTGAGGTTCATGATGAACCTGGTGGATTTAATCATTTTGATCCTGAACCTTGTGTAAGATGTAAATATTTAACAAGATATTGGTTAACACCACACATACCTATGTGTCAATTTTGTGCAGATATTTTAAATAAAAAAGTCTCTCTTCTGAAGGAAGAACTAAATGAAACTTACACCTGAACAACAGCAAGATAAGAAAGCTCGCTACAAATTAGTTGAATTGTCTAACAAAGTTCGTTCAGCTTTCTCCTTTGGTAGACTAAAGACGTTCAAAGATTTGTATACATTTGTCGGCGAGGACTTATCTAAGTTCTTCCATTCAGAATTATCTACTCTGCTAACATACAATGATGTAAAAGAGTATCTATCAGATAGACACATTGAATTGGAAACATCTATCTGGTTGAGAGAGAATCCGCCTGTTATAACTTATGAACCTGAAGAAAAGAATCTTATTGAAGGCAGAACTTCATGCACTGACATATCTATCTCAGATACCAGAAGAACAAGCCAAGAGATATCTAGTTATATACAATCTATTATACCCGAAGAAGAAAAAGATTATGGATTTGTCAGACCACAAGGCATACCAGAAAAAACATTCTTTACATGGTTCCAAAAGAAAGCAATAGCTGAAACTCTTGACGGAATTATCAATAAGAAGCACAGAGGCAAGCTTATTGTAGCTGCTACTGGTGCAGGTAAAACTTGGATTGCCGGTGCAATTCTAAAAGAATTACTCAATAGGCAATATCATGTAGGCAAAACATTCACACCTTGGCCTTATGTATATGTTACCAAAGCACCAGCAGTAGAAGGAACTAAAAGGAAGCTAAGGAAGTTCTTTAATATTGATCCAGAAAATGAAGTTCTTGTTATCAATATTGAACAGCTTAGAGCAGAGTTTGGTAAAAGATTTGTTAAGGAAGAACTAAAGATTGTTCAAGGTGAAGAAGAAATCAAATGGACATGGCGCAATAATGTATATCCTATTTTAATTCTAGGTGATGAAATCCAAATTGTAAAGAACACTTGGTCCAAACAATCTAAGATCTTTCAGTCATATCTAGACATAGATAGTCCACATACAACCCTTGTATCTATGTCCGCAACACCCTTAACAAAGGTATCTGAGGGTAAAGTTATTGCTGTGTCTACACGTGTTCCATATCAATTTGGTGTAGTCAAATCTCCTCTGTCTAATTCACACTGGGATTCATTTGCCAAAGACATAGCATCTAACTGGGGTAGAACAGAAACTAAACCAGAAGACAGAAGTCCAGCGGCAGTAGATAGATTTGTAGAATATATCAAGGAGTTTATTGTATGGGTTAAGGGTATAAAGTATCAATTCCATGCCAATAACAAAGTTCAGATAATAGATTTTGAAACAGAAGAAGGTCGTAAATTTTATGAAGATGCATGGACTAGATTTCTAGAAAAGAAATCTAAACTAGAAGGTTCAGATATGATGTCAGCAGCAGAGATTCGTATGAATACTCTAGCTGCTCTTACCGTCTTCCGTATTGCAGCAGAATCAAATCCAGATCGTGTAAGGCGTATAGCAAGAGAGATGTATCATGCTGTGCAGGAAGGCCGCGCGGCAGTAGCAAGTGTTAACTTCAAGATAACTATATGTTTAGTTGTAGAAATCTTAGTGAAACAATATCATGTTCCTCGCTCTATGATATCACTCATATGGGGAGGTGCACCTAAACCTAAGAAGAAAGCTATAGCTAAGGCTAAGCTTCTACAGTCAGATGCAATGATGGATATTCTAGCTGATGCTGGCATCACATTGAAAGATCTAGACTTAGATGAAATAGAAGCAGCAGAAGAAGATAAGTGGATTGATCCTGCTCTGAAGCTAGGTCCGCAAAGCCAGAAGCAAAGGCAAGAAGAGATAGATAGATTCCAGTCAGGTAAATCATTGTATTGTCTATACACATTCAGAGCAGGTGGAGTAGCTCTTGACTTGCATCATTGTGATGACTACACTACAGAGAAAGTTAGACACAAACCATCTGGCTATGCATATGAAGAGGATATTCCTAAGATACCAACAAGACCTCGTATCAATCTTGTAGCTCCAACTTATTCACCAATTGAATTGGTTCAAGGTCTAGGAAGATGTGCTAGACTTACATCTCTCAGTCATACTGAGCAGATCATGATGTTCTTCAGAGGAACTATTGAAGAAGATGTTGCCGCAATAGTTTCACTTGGATTAAGGTGTCTTACCAAGGTAGTTCGCAACAAGGAAACTTGGGAAGATATGATTGTAGGCAAGAAGGCTAGTGAGAAGTTAGAAGAATTTAAATCTAAATATAACAATGAAGAAGCAGACGACACAGATGCCTTGCCATCGACAGAAGACGAAGATGAAGACTGAACAACTGTCAATAGATAACCTAAGAGTTATCAAGTTGTATTGTTCTGGAATGTTACCAAAGCAGATAGCTCACACTCTAGATATATCAGAGAAGTGTGTAGGTTATCATATAAACAAAGCAAGAAAACTATTTGATTGTAATTCATATATAGATCTAGTTCATCTTCTATTACATTTGAAGATCATACCAAATTCATATGAACATATCCCTACCTACTCTGATGGATCTGTTAACCTACTCATATACCTTGAGCAACGTAACGTTGTTTCTGCCCCAGAATGCAGAGCTACTCTCGGAGATAGAGAAAGAGAATGCTTTGACACAGACTGTATACATAGAATATCTAGAAGGTAACAGAGTAGATGTATGGACAATTGATGGTTGGATATGTGAATCTAAACGCAGAAAAGAAATAGCAGATCTGTCAGATAACTTCAAGAAAAACTACAAACCTAAAACTATTCCTGTTAATAAACTGGAATTACTACAAAAACTAATGAATGAACTATAAACACCTACTCCTAAGAGAATCAAAACTATATCCTGTTGATATAGAATTTGAATACCGCGCACCATATGTCAATGATGAAGGTGAACCTGAAGTAGAGGAATTAGTTATCACCAAGTCATCATATATGGGTGAATCATTTCCTCTAACAGAACATGAAACATTAATACTCAAGACACAAATCATGAGCAAGATTAAACACATTGTATGAAAAAACCCTTAATTTATGGAGGCAAAGTAATAGCATCAATGCCAGCACCAAGATATGGATTTACTATATCTGTAATGGATGATATGACTAAGGAAGAAGGATCTATAAATAAATATCAGATCCTATTTCATTCAGATGAACAAGGAACAAGAACAGTATTCCAATGTTCTAATGCAGATAGAGCATTAGCATGGGCATGTGGATATCTATTTGGTTATACAGATAAAGCAGATGAAAGACAATGCGATACTAGTAAACCTGAAGTGTGTTCAGTGGGCAGTACTGAAGTGGAGAATTGTAGGTGAACCTGACATATCAAGGGATAATAAACCTAAGACTATAACTGTTCATGGAGTAGAGATTGAACCTGGTGCATATGCACATTATCATCCAGACTACCCAAAAGAAACTTGTTTAGAAAGAGCAAAGCGTTTAGACCTAATAGATGAATGGTATCCCGAATTAACAATGCAACTGTCAGCTAATCACCAGTTGACATACACTGGTGATAGAGCTTTAGAACTATGGGACCTATGGAAAGCGAAAATATACGGAAAGAAGAAAGATGTATAGACTGCATCTATTGTAAACCACCAATGTTCTCAGACAAAGTATCAGTGTGTTATAAATATAACTGCACTATCAATATAGAAATCCCCAACGAAACACCATGCCCCCATTATGCCTCACAAAAATGCACTAGTTAAGTGTGAAGATTGTATTCACTGTTCAGCATTCAATAAGTCTGATGTTTATGGTGAATGTGAAAAGTTCCAGATGATTGTTCATCTAACTGAGTTATCAACCTGCGGATTCTACAAAGCTGATGAAACCCCCAAAGACACCGATTGAAGTTCCTCCTTTAGAACATTGTCTAAAGGTAATCAATCAAGCATTGTCTAATAACATGCTTGATCTGGCACAAGAGTATATAGAGAAGTGGTCTCTTAAAATAGAAATCAGAAATGGTAAGATCATAGACAAAACAAATAGCACATCAGCATGGCTATCAACATTCATCACAGTCAATGATAAGATGATGGATGTTAAGAAGGATATTGCCAAGCTATCTACTATCAAGGATCCTGTCCTTCTATCAGGTCCTACTGGCACAGGCAAAGAGATCTTAGCACGTGCCCTTCATGGTGATTCTGAAGCGCGGTTCATAGCTATTAATTGTGGTGGATTACCAGAACAGCTAATAGAATCAGAACTCTTTGGTCACAAGCAAGGTGCATTCACAGGTGCAGTAACAACTAAACATGGTCTTATGAAACTAGCCGGTGATGGAACTATCTTCTTGGATGAGATAGGAGAGTTACCTCTAGCAGCACAAGCTAAGTTGTTGCGTGCAATTCAAGAGAAAGAAATACGAAAGGTTGGCGGCGACGAAGATGAGAAGATCAATTGTCGCATAGTGTGTGCTACATTGAAAGACTTGAAGGAGATGGTTAAGACAAACCATTTCCGTATAGATCTATATGCACGCATATCAACCTTTGAAGTAGATACTACACCCTTAGATGAAAGGAGAGAAGATATAGTTCCAATCATTGAATCCTTAGAAGATGGTCCAGAATTCTTAGCAACAATAGGAGATAAGATATCTGAGATCTCAACTCCTCTTAATGTCAGATCACTGCAACAATATGTTCGGCGGTTCAAAGTTCTAGGAAAGATATATGAAACCTGAACGAATAAACCAAGTTATTGCGGAGTATTGCGGGTGGACTTGTTTCGGATTGTGGAATGGGAACCCAATACAAATAGCAGCATTTCCACCAAACGGAAAAGTTTCGTGCATTATACCAGACTACCACTCCGACCTGAACGCGATGAATGAGGCGGAGCAAAGTCTGCCACAAGAAGCTCACGAAAAATACTTAGACATGCTTTACGCCGTTTGTAATCCAGAAGGAATGTTTGACGATAGCTGGAAACTAAACACGTCCCCCGCACCCCAACGCGCCGAAGCTTTCTTGCGCACAATCGGAAAATGGGAGGAAGATATATGAGCAATCAAAGACCACTAGAAGCATGTCCTATATGTTACACTAAACATACAGTTCCAGAAATGTTTAGAGATGAAGTAACAGGTAACTACCACTATCCTGTTACAGATTGTCAAGAGTGTGGTGCAAAGCTGACTGTTGTTGTGCCTATATACAAAGAGAATGACAGTGGCTTTAGGTTTAAATTGATTACGATTGGACTTAAGAGACTGGAGTATAACTAGTATATAACTAAGGTATAACATTTAGTTAACTATAATTGGCACGAATCTTGCTTACATAACCTGAAGCTGCTCGTGTTTCGCTGCGGCACTGTTACCGACAACTGTTAACTAACCAACAGTGTTCTATTACTAATGATCTACTTGTGTAGTTCTGCTTAATAGAACTGACAGTGCCGCAGTTTTTGATTTATCTAGATAGAGAGCAAATCGTTTCGGTAAGAATCCGACACCATACAATGGAATGCATAAACGTGATGCAAAGCAGGTTAGCCCTGGCCTCGTCTATCTAGATTCTTTCTCCACGATGAAACATATAAGTAATCCAATATGAATTCTGACATATTGCTATATCTTTTTTCAGGATAGATATAGGTGGAAACTTTATATCATCCAATACAGCATGAAGTTTGCCATCTGTATTAGGTGGTATGTCCGAAACAGACTCCACTGGCTTGGCAGTCTTGACTCAAGTGGGTAGCGGAACAGTAGCATGCCACACTACATGGGGATAAGTTTAGCTTGTGATTATAATACCCCTGAATAGCAATCCGATGAAACCAAGCATATCCTTTTGAACAAAATACTGTCTAATATATTCCTTGCTCTGTCAATAGCATCTCTATTGGCAGTATTTTGTTGTGCATATCACAAACCTATAACAGCCTGTGTATTTCTAGGAGCAGCGGTAGTATCAACCAAGCTAGCATTTTATGGCAGACGAATCAAATAACCCAATCAAATCTGCAATAGATTCAGAGAAAGCTAAGTTGCTTGATGAACTATTTGCAGATGCCGAGGCTCGTAAAGCATATGTCAAACACATGACTAAGGGTAGACCTAAATCATGGAAGAGAACATCCAATGCTACATACTACAAAGAACCATATGGTTTATGGATGAAGATGATAGCAGATGAGATGATTAAGGATCATCTATCAAGAGAGATAATGTATCATGACTTTCCTGATCTATCAAGAACCTCTTTGTATCTCCGTGTTAATCAATCAAAGATGTATCTCCTTCAAGAGTTAGATTATGATGGTGCATACAAAAGATTCTTTGAATTTGTGCACATATCCAAGTCTCCCACTGGCATACGTCTAAAGTATTGTGAAGGCGGCGCCGACATTACACCCATGCCAGCACGTGTTATCTCATTCAATACTGTTACCTCAGTGATGGATTCAATAGACAGGTTTCTTAATGATCACAAGGAGAATCAAACTGAGTTCAAGAACATAACATTCTCCGAGGAAGATATGACCGCGATACATAATTCACTAGCAAACCTAGATCATATCGCATACAATCTGACACCAACATCTTTGAAGATAGTTAAACTATCATGACAATAGAAGAACTTTTAGATTGTTCAGCAGCTAAGTTAGCAGCCATGTCAGATGCTGAACTAGAGGAACATTTCAAACCATATCTAACAATAACCCGTCCTGAGTTGGCACCCAAACCAATTAAAGGAGTTCGTATAATGCAACACAATGATCCAAAGAAAGCTTTAGCAATGCAACTATTAGCTGGATTTGGTGTAGACCTAAGTGACCTATGAGTGATCTAACAAAAAGAGAATTCTATAAACTTGTCTTATTGTTTATGTGTCTTGTTATTAAAAGACAATATGGTAATATAGATGAACAGTTGAATGACTTCTGTCTTAAATGCGACAGATTATATGACAATCTATGAGTAAGATAAGAATCAACTTCGATGCATCATCTCTAAAAGAATCTTCATGTGATTATAGATTCTACCAGATATGTATAGCAGGCTTGAAAGAACCTATCCCATTCAATGATACACAATATGGTTCCGCATTCCATAAATTCATATCAACTATGTATGAAACCAATGGAGACTTTGAGCAAGCAGTGAAGGCGGCGCAGTTATTGTTTAGGAAACCGTGTATCATCCGTAAGAAGAAAGGACACCTAACAGAAAATCATCTAATCAAAACTTGTCTTGATTTCTGGGAACAGTTTGGTAAGAAGGATGACTTCGAAATTCTGCATGATACCAAGACAAACAAACCTCTGGTAGAGATTAAGTTTGAACTATTGATATATTCCACAGAAGATTATGAAGTCTATCTCTGTGGCACCATTGACAAAGTAGGTAAATTTAAGAATGGTGCATATGCTATTGGTGATTACAAGGTAACATCTTCATGGGATGTTGCAGGTTATCTTAGACCATACAGACTATCAACTCAACTCAAAGTATACCACTGGGCACTAACAGAATTAGGTCTAAGGAATCCAGATTCTGCTATCGCGGCAATCACTAAGTATCCCATTGGAGTATTCATTGACGGTGTGTTTGCTAAGACTGGTAAAGATACAGAATTTCATAGGTCTGAAGTCTTTATGTTTAAGCCTGATGAGAGAGATGAAATGTCTGGCTTTATACTTAAGATGGCAGGTCAGTTAGTAATGATGAGTAAAGCAGGATGTGCAGAACGCACCGGCCTAATCAATGGCTCATGTCACACTGGATATGGTCCATGTAAGTTCTTTGATATTTGTGCTGCTCCCGACAACATAGCGAGACAGCATATCATACGCAATAACTATGTTACTAAAACCTACAATCCATTAAACTTCAATGAATAATATTACACACGGAGAGATTGCATATAATGCATACTGCGCATCGCGTGATTGGAAATCAGTAAGAGGAGAACCATTACCTACATTTGATAAACAATCTGAAGATCTCAAAATTGCATGGCAGAAAGCAGCAGAAGCTGTTATAGATTATTACTTAGATCAACCCTACACTAACTGATATGACAACATCGCAGCAGCCTTGGTCAATAGAAGTAAACTCAATTACAGGTGGAGCAAATCTAAAAGATTCTCATGGCAAGCTCATTGCCATGTTTAAATCATACAATGATGCAGAGTTTGTTATCTCCCTTCTTAAAGAGAAGAATGAATTACCCAAGTTCATTGAGAATGTGATAACTCTTTTGGAGAATGATATGGTAGAAGAATCTATAAATAAACTGGAGGATCTAACATAATGTATATCCCACCTGATTGTGAATCACTAGATAAGATGGGTATGCAACAGATCCGTCTTGGTATTCAAGGTCCACCTGGCACAGGTAAAACATGGGCCGCGTTGACATTTCCCAATCCAATAGCAGCAAATCCTGATAGAGGCTTAGGTGCTCATGCAGGTAGAGCTGATGTAATAGAGATACCATTCTGGCGTGATGACTTTTGTGATAAGTATGCGCCACGCCAAAACAAAACGATGCCGCCGAACAGAAGAGATGCTATCCGTAACTGGCTTTATAAAGAAGGCAAGAAGTTAGAAGCATCTCAGACTCTAGTATTCGATGGCCTTACAGGATTGCAGAATGCATTTGCTACACAGCAAGAACTTGAACCTGTGTATACAAAGACAGGTAAAATAGATGACTTTGCTTTCTGGAATCTTAAAGTTAAATACTTCGGTGAGATATGTGAATTGTTCAAGACACTTCAGTGTCATGTTGTATTTATATGTCACGAGACACCAGATAGAAATAAGGAAGGTGAACTGAATGGCAAACTTAGACCTTTGCTTACAGGTCAATTTGCAGATCAGTTAGCTTCACATTTCACAGACTGGTTCCGCGCCCACGCTTTTGCTAAACCAACAGACTATACCAAAGTTAAGTCTGAGCAATGGGGCATGAATTTATCTGAGTTTCAAAGTATGTGTGAATCATTTACACAATGTAACACTATCTATGCATGGCAAACACAAAGTGATGATTTGGCTAATTGCAAAGCATCATCTTTAGTTGGTGCTCCTAGATTTATTAGAGCTGACTACACAACATTCACCAAGCACATGAGGAGAGTTAATTGATATGTTTAAAGATCTAATTGAATATGATGAATTGTATGAAGCATCTGCGGAGATGTTTTCATTTGGCGATGTAACATTTCTCAGAGATTTTGGTCCATATAAGAAAGGAGATAATATTCCTATAATTTGTTTCTTATTGGATACAGGAATGGTTGAGACATTTCTAAGCGATGGAATAACAAAAGCAAATGAATTTAAATTTAAGCTAGAAGCATGAAGAAACTCTGGTGCATGTTATTTCATTGGTCAGGTTATAAGTATCTAGGCAATAACAGATTTCAATGTCCTAAGTGTGGACGAATAATTTCCTATACAAAAATATGAGAGTTTCTTTATATAAAATAATAAACTCAACTAATAATATTCCTTATTTAGAATGTATAGTTTATAACAAACATTTCTTTACAACTATAGAATGTTTAAATTATGTAAAGAGTATAACATGTAATGCACTAGGTGTATGTTATATATTATGTATAAATGAAAAAGATATTCTATTTCATGTAAGTGGAGAATTTCCATCTAGTGATGGTAAGGGTGATGACCAACATCAAAAACAAACAATAGGCTAGCATCCTACTGCTATAAACATAATGGCAATACGTAAAACATCCGAAGGTATCAGTCAGTGGAATAACAAACTTCCGTTTCCGAAAGATCGTTACACCATCAGGTGTATCGAGGAATCATTCGGCCTGTCAAAATCTAGTGACAACCCAATGATTAGCAGGACTTGGGAAGTTCTAACTCCAGAGTTGGTTACCATCGGAGACAAACAGGTCAATGTTGCTGGAGCTAAGATTCAGCAATATGTAGTGTGTAAGGTTAAAGATCCCGAGACTGGTGGTTGGGATGCGAAGAAGTCTGATGTTAAATTCGGACAGCTTCGTGATGATCTTACTGCTCTCGGTTACGAAGGAGAAGAGATTGATGACGAGAATCCTCCAATGATTGGAATGGGTAAAGTTGTTGATGCTATTCTCTATGGCAAAGTTAACCAATCATTCCGCGAACCTACTCCAGAGGAAAAGGCTCAAGGAAAGAGAGTTGGACAGCCCATTAAGGATGGTGCTGGTAATGATGTTAAGACGTATCAAATCAATATTGATACTATCTTAGGTCTTGCCACTGCGGAAGCTAATCGTCCTTACTAATCCACCCACTGTGTGGCCACCGTGCAGTATAAATAACGGTGGCAATTTTTTATGACAGAAGAAACATATATTGAAATCCAAAATCTCACAACCTTTATCAGAAATATAGAAGCAGCCAGAGAATTCTCTATTAAAAGAACATGGGAAGAAAGAGATGAGAATCAAAAGAATAGATTGGTTGGTGCTGGCTGTTGTATTTATATTCCTGCTAATATTGGAACATATCTGATGGAACAAAAGGCAGTTGAACTGACTAAAGAGTTCACAAGAATATTTGAACCTGTATTGAACATTGCCAAGAATAGAATAAAGGAACTTCTCAATGTTGAGAACCAAACCTAGATTAACATACTGTGGCCTGACATTAATACTGTCAGGTCCCTCGCGGTTTGACAAGGCTAGTCTCCTGTCAGCCAATGGTGGAGGTATGGTAGCAGAATGTTTGAAACAAGAGTTCAATCTACTTCAGTGTGACATTCGTGTGCGTGAAGATAAGTCACCACTGCTAGATGGAACTAAAGTTATCTTACTGTGTGGCGAAGAGACAGCCAAAGATCTCCTTAAGACACAGAACAACATAAATGAGGTTCGCGGTTCCCTCTTCAACTATCAAGATATCTACACCATACCCACATACTTCCCTCAAGATTGTGTTGATATAAAGGATTACGAAAAGCAATTCAATGCTGGCATAGAAGTTCAAGATGAATATGAATCAGATGATGAAGATGATAGTGTAGATGATAAGTCCAGACACAATAGAACCAAAAGAAAGAACTTTAGATTTTGGTTTTCTAAAGATGTAGAAAAAGCAAAGCGTCTTCTCAAAGGTGAGAAACCATCCAGATCATTTGAACCAGAGTATGTTCTATCACCCTCAGCACAGACTGTTATAGATACCCTAACCAATACTAAAAATCAATCCCTGTATATAGACATAGAAACAGACTATGAACAAAACATCAGATGCTTTGCGTTTTCTTTTGGCCGTAATCCTATATACATTGTTCCTTGTTTGGGCCATGATTACAATAGGTATTACGATAAGCTTCCTCATATTTATAGAGCCTTGGCGATATCTTTCCAGAACAATGAAGTCGTGGCACACAATGGAGCCGCATTCGACTTCTTTGTTTTTGCAAACAAGTATCATATTCCTGTGGGCAATCGTTTGTATGATACTATGCTGGCTCAGCATCGCTGCTTTCCTGAGGTAGAGAAGTCTCTAGGTCATTGCACATCTATATGGACATGGGAACCTTTCCATAAGGACGAAGGTGATGTTGGTTATGCTTCTGCGGAACAGGCAAAACAACTATGGAAATATTGTGGCAAGGATGTTTACACAATGATCCTTATACGTGAAGCAATAGATGCATATGCACGGCGCCACCCTGGTTTAGCAGACAGCATTAAGCAAGCCAATGATTCAATAAGACCCTATTTAATCACCACCCTTCAAGGAATTAAATACAGCCAAGATCTAGTTCTAGATACATTCATGGAGAATGACTCATTGATGATGCAGTATCTAAGGATGCTTGGCATATTGATAGGAGAACATAATATCAAGATTATCAGAGGTAAATCTAAGTCAGCAATGCCAACTTCCAATAAGCAATGCTGTAAATATTTCCATGATATGCTAGGATATCCAGTAGTTGGTAAGGGAAAGGTAAAGAAAGATGGCACACAAGGTGCTTCATTAGCTAAGAAAAATATGCTCAAACTCAAATTGAAAGTTAATAATCCTGTCATTGATCTGTGTATTGCATACAGAGAAGTTGCAAAAGAATCTGGTTCACTTAAGTTTACTCCTTGGAAAGAATGATAATCAAACAAGTAATACCTATACTGGAAAAGCTGGCAACAGCTAAGAAACCATTGTCTGCTGGTTCACCTGAATGTGAATATAATATATCACCTGTGTTGCATGATCTATTTAATAGATGCACAATTCTAGATTTACCCGGCACACACAAAGTT